ATATTTGATCGGAGAAGACTGTTCGCAAAGCATCCAACCACTGATTATCAAGTCAACTTGACCAGATAACATCAAACCGAAAAGGGGATAGAAACCATGGATGAAAACCAGTTTGATCAATGGGCACTCGTGGACGTAATGGGACACCAACGGCTTGCAGGACGTGTAAGCGAACAGGCCATTGGTGGGGCCAGCTTTGTCCGTGTGGATGTTCCGCAAATAGCGGAGTGCCGACCTTTCACGAAACTTTTCGGCCCCAAGGCAATTCACTCAATCACCATCGTGGATGAAGAAACGGCCCGTGCTGCCGCTGCTCATTTACGGGAAAAACCGATCGATGAATGGAGTGCCAAAAGCATGCTTGGCATCGATGACCTCAGTCCTCAGATCGGATATTGCCAGGACGAAGGATTGAATGGGTACGAACAGGAAGATGCCTTTTCTGAGTAGGCCGAGCTTATGGGAAAGCAGAGGCCAGATTGCTGCACCTGTTATTACTGCTGTTGGGACGGGCTAAAACGCGGATGTTTCCACCCCGACAACCCGAGGATCCTTGTCGCTGGCCCGGCAAAATGTGCGAACAAGATCCAATATGATCAAAAGGGTCATCCCATGTGGTGGCCAGAGAGGCTTACCTTGGATGAATTCCGGGCCGCTATTAAGGCGAAGGAGGGTGCTGAGTGAATGCCAAAAATGTAAAGGAGTTGAGAAAAATAGCCAGGGTGATGTCCTGTGGTAACCCGGTCAGAGAGGGGTCGATTTACAAATCGCTTAAGGAAAGGACTCGAAAATACGGCTACCGCAAGGTCATCGACGGATTGAACAAAGCAGCAAAGGAGATGTGGCGTGAAAAAGGTGTTTGAATGCCAGGTTTGCTGGCAGACCCATAAGGTTGAGACATTCCAGGCCATGTCATTTGCTACCCCTGAGTGTTGCGGGAGGAAAATGGTTGAAAAAGATAGCGGCCATTTCCAAAAGCGGGGGGCTTGCCAATGCTGACGGGGACCATCGAACTTCTGGAGCGCCTGGACATCGGCGAGGAAGTTTCCGTTTCATTGTCTCTGGATCGGAAAAATGGAAAGGTCCGTGGTTTGATGGTAACGGCAACGATAGATGGTCGAAACCGGAAGGTTTTTTCTCATCCGATCACCATGGATGAAATCGCCCTTGGCTGGCTGTCGGATGCTTCCATTGCCGACCGTATTGCCCGGTTGTTGCGGGAGCAGATCGAGGATATTGGAACGGAAAGCCCTGAGGCATCGGAAGGAGTAGGATAATGTGGGTTGTAATAGCGCTGGCTTTTGCAGCCGGCTGGGGCTGGGGACAGTGGCGGGCCGAGTCGGCTGCGAAAAAGGAAAAGCAAAAGGCAGAAAGAGAACAGCAGCAGTTTGAGAATGAAAGGCTTGTCGTATCCATGCCGACGGACCCGAAATATGCGGCCGAAACCCTTGACCTGTTGAGTCAGTTTTTTGAAGGACTCGATCGAGGTGTGGACGGTGACGAGTTGGCGGATATCCCCAGAAAGGGACATTAAATGTCTAACCTGTTTATGGATACAGGCGCGACTTTCAGCGAATGTCGGCGCTATCGTTATACTCTGTGGAGGATATGGGACCGCACGAAGCCGTTTTGCCTTTTCATCATGCTGAACCCAAGCACGGCGGACGAAACGGAGAACGATCCAACCGTTGAACGTTGCGAACGCAGGGCTATGCAGATGGGATTCGGTGGGCTTGTTGTCTGCAACATTTTTGCATATCGAGCGACCGACCCTAAGGAAATGAAGTCGGTGGCAGATCCCGTTGGCCCGGATAACGACAAGGTAATTCTACAAGAAGCACAGCGGGCTGGGAAAGTGATATGCGCTTGGGGAAACCATGGTGACCACATGAACAGGTCAGGGCAAGTGGTCAGGATTTTGATGAACCAGCCTGAGATCCCTCTTTATTACCTGCGCCTCACCATCAACGGGCAACCGCAACACCCCTTGTATATCGGCTATGAGCAGCAACCGGTAAGGTGGAAATGAAAATTCTTTCAGGCGGTGGGTCAGTTTGGAATTGTGGTAGGAGACAATCCGCGAGCCACTAACGCAGAAAGGCGCGGCTATGCCCGACAAACCTCTGGGTTGGCAGTCGGCAACGTTGCAAAGCCGCAGGACAAACCGCTTGGTACCAGTGCTTTGTCCGCCAAACTGACCCACTACCATTTTCCCCTTGCATTTTATGGTGCGTTTTCTATAATAAGCACCAGATAACTCCTTCAGCTGTTCGTCTTCTCCCCACCGAAGGCGGACCCAAAAGCCCCGGACCTCCCGGGGCTTTTTCTTGTTCTGGTCTTTCCATACAGGTCCATTCACTTCTACGGAACTCCATTTTTAGCCACAAACTGCTTGCCATAGGAAGCACATGCGGATAATCTTCGGCGCATGAACAAAAGTCTTCAAATCGCAGGCTTCCCCGCCTACATAAGTGACCCCCACGAAACGCCGGCAGGACTCGTGGTATCAGGGCGCTCTATGGAGCCTCTGATTAAGGCTGAAGCGAAGAAGCAGGCTGCCAAGATATCCGGCGACAACAGTTTTGCCAAAATATTTTCCCCGTTCGCTTTGGCGCAAAACATGATCGCCCACGGTGCCAGGGAAAAGCCCATCGGAACGCCTTCTTTTGAAATCCTTCGGGAGGCTGCCAAGAAAAGCTTTGTCGATTCGATCCTGATCAACACCCGCGTCAAACAGCAAAAAATGATCTGGCAGAGGGCCTTGGCCGGTAAGCAGGTTGGCTTCCAGGTGGTGCATGATCGGCACGACGATCCGGATTTCAAAATTACGCCGGAGATTCAAGCTCGATGCGATGAAATGGAGGCGTTTCTTGCCGACCCGACTCCCATTCGCTTCCGTGAATACTACCCAAGCCAGCGCCGTATCCATGACGGCCTAAAAAGCCTTATCGCGACTTTGGTTCGTGCGGAACTCATCATCGACCGCAAAGTCATTCATCGTTACCCGCGCAGTGATGGGAAAGGTGGCTATGCGGCATTTCATTGGCTGCCCGGGGACACCATCAAGCCGGTCGACGAAATGGTCAAGGAGTGGGCGCGCAAAAACGAAAGGGGCGGGAAGGTAACTCGTCATACTGCTGAGCGTGCGAGTTATGCCAGCGGGTTTGACCTGGTTGATTCTTCTTATGTCCAGGTTGTCGACGGTCATATCGTCGCCGCTTTCGATGATGATGAAGTTACAGTTCATATTTCCAATCCGTCCGATGAGATCAACCGGTGGGGATATGGCCAGAGTGACCTTGAAACTTCCTTGGATGTTACTGCAACGCTTCTTTACGCCTGGAAATACAACCAGGAGATGTTCAAGACGAATTACCCGGAACAAATGATGCTGGTTGCTGGCAACATCGACAAGGTTGGTCTTACAGCATTCAAACAACAGGTTCTCGGGGAAGCCGGAGGTCCTGGCAACAACTGGCGGCTGCCGATCTTGCCGGTTGACAGCAAAGACGACTTTGACATGAAGTCCGTGAAACTGCGTGAGAGCCCGAAGGACATGCTCTTCGACCAGTTTTTCCGTTTCATGATCATGTTCAAGTGTGCATCTTTCGGAGCGCATCCAAGCGTCCTCAACTTTTCGCTCGACTCAGGCGGCAACAAAGGCCTGAACAGCCATGATCCGACCAATGAGATCAGCCAGAGCGAGGATTACGGGCTGAAGCCTTCGCTGATGGACATGTGCGAATGGTTTACCAACGAGCTTGTCAAACCTCGTTACTCTGACCTGCGAGTGGTTTTGGTCGGGCTCGAAGAAGAGGACGAAAAAGAGGCTGTCGATATCAGGGCGTCTCGGGCTGCCAAGTGGGTGACTCGAAACGAAGCGAGGATGGAGGAAGGTCGGGAGCCTAAAGGTGACATGAACGATCCGAACAATCCTTGGAATCTTCCAGCCGATCAGCCCATGGCCGGAGCCATGACGCAAATGTCCATGATGGGGCAGGACGGCGATGAAGAGGAGGAAGAAGATCAGGAAGAGGACCAACCCAAGGAAGAAGAGCCCGTCAAGAAGTCGCAAAGAGAAAAAAAGTTCCTGAAAATAACAATATAGGTGGGGAAGCCAAAGGAGGATTCAATGAAGAGATTTATGCCTATGAGAATGCTGTTGTGCGTGGTGATGCTTGTCGCCATTGGGTTGCTTGCCGCATGTTCCGGGACATCGACTTCGAGTATTTTCGAGCGACATGATGCGGCCATCGAGCTTGTGGTTCGAGCTGGCGTTGGCCGGGCATTGACAGAGCATCCGGCCTGGGTAGAGCCGGTATATATCGGTTCCGGAGCCGCGATTAAGGCCATCGAAAGTGATGACATCGTGTCCTTGGATGGCTTGGATAAATTCGTTCTTGCGCGTATCGCAAAATACAGCCTTACCCCCGAGGAGCAAGACCTTTTGTTGCCGGTGATAAACCTGGTCAAAGCGGAAATACAGAAATTTCTCGAAGAACGCGGGGTGGAAAACGCATCGGATGCGCTTATGCATGTCGCCGAAGTTCTCAAATGGATTAACCAGACGGCAGAAATCAGGCGGGTACAGGCTGCTAATTTCATCGGTGCCGGCATCAATTTGGCCATATTCAAGGAAACCCTGCAGCGCGATTTGAAGGAAGGTCGATGTCGATTCGAGTCTGGGATCAGCTGGAACACTTTCGATAAAGAAGTCGATGCGGCCATTGACCAAGCCGCCATGGCCGCCGATCAGCGCCTGTTGTTGTAATGCCGGATGTCGAGATTGAACATAACCTCAATCCCGAGGAACTGAGTAAAGCCCTGGTTGGCATCGCCCGCAGTCACCATCTTGAAGAGGAGGTGGTGGCTGCCCTGCAAAAAGCCAGGAAGGACGAGGATCCCAAAGTGCCTCGGTCGCCGGCTATGCGGGGGTTGTTTTTTAGGTTCAGGGATCTGTACCAGGACGCCATACGGTGGTGTCGGGATTACACCGAAGCGGTGGTGACAGGTCGGCTGGAGAAAGCCGAGAGATACATTGATCGTCCTCTGACCAAAGAGGAATTGCAGCAGATACAACAGGTCATCCGCGACCGTTTCGGATACATGGTGGCACAGCTTGAAAGTGAAGACGTTGCTATTCCTGGGGAGGTTTTTGACCGATGGAAGCGCCTTGGCCTGATTGAGGCGGATGTTACGCCGGAGGCGTTCGCTTTAGCCGTTCCAGGGGAAGCGAAGCTTATCCGAAATGCCTTTGTTTTTGGCCGATTGCATCAAGCCCTGGAACAGGGCAAGACGTACCGGGATGTCTTGGACTTGGCGCTGAACAAACCATTGGTCAAGCCCGACCTGCATGCCATTGCGGTAGCCGAACAGCAAACGGCGACCCATATCAGTGGACTGGCCGAGGACCTGGCGACAGAAGCCGGCAGGCTTGCGGCGGCAAGAAACCGGGAAATCATTCGACGGATGGCCGCTGATTTTCACGCGAAGAAACTTGTTTCCGGTATTCGTGACGAAACGATTAAGCGTGAACTCGGCATGGACGCGGAAGCCGGTACCGTTGACACCTGGCAGGGGTTTTCAAACGAAATGTTCAACGTCTTCGGAGAAAAGAGCAAGGATTGGGACCGGATTGCATTTTTCGAACTACAGGATGCTAAGGGGCAGGGGCAGGGATTGGGCATGCTGCAGAAATTCGGGCCACAGAAAATGGTCTACAAAATGCCTCTTCCGACCGCTTGCCCGCAGTGCAAGCACCTGTACTTGACGGATGACGGCACCCCCCGTCTTTTCAGCCTTGGAGAAATGCTGTCCTGGGGCAACAACATCGGACGTAAGCCACTTCCGGTTCGTGGCGGCGAGGTTTCTAGCACGATGCGTGACGATGGCGCCGAACACCTGATGCCGGTCGCCGGGCAGGTTCATCCGTGGTGTGAGTGTTCGGGCCCGTTTGTTTTTACCGGTATGGAACCGTGGGCAAATAAATAATGCGCCTTGTTGTCTGGACATAACAAAAAAGGAGAAAAACATGCTGTCAAACGTAACAAAGGAAGAGACTGGAAAAGGGATTTTTCACGAAGTCCGTGAAGACGCCAAATTGAAGGAAGTGCCCACCTCTCTAAACGAGTTGGAACATTCCCTCAATTTACTCAATGATCAGTTGGAAAAACTCATGGGAAGGTTGCGGGAAGGCGGCGTGATGACCGCTACCGTTAGATGTGGCGATGGTGAAGAAGAGCGGGCAACCTTTAAAGCTCCCTTGGCCGAGAAGTTAAAGAAACACAGCGACGGTGTTCTTCGCATGGTTGAAACCACAAAAGAAGTTATCGAAGACCTGGAAATCTGACACATTCATACTCTGTAAAATTTTTCTTCCGGAGCAGACATGATCTTCTATCTCCTCAAATCCCATGTCAAACAACACACCCGTCACATCAAGGGAGGAAAAGTTGTTGTTGTGCGAGAACACAATGACAAGCGGACCAAAAAGACTCCCGAGAAGAAAAAGGGCGGGACTCTTAAGCGGGGGATGGAGGTCGTGTTTCGTCCTGAGGGAGGAAGGAAGACCAGGCGCGGAACCGTTGTTGGTCTCACCAAGCATAAGGTGAAGATTCTCGGTAAACGTGACGCCAAGGGGGTGCAAGCCGAGTTCACGGTTGATCGAACGGCTGTTACCCCTTTGGCCGAACATGTCAAAAAGGAAAAGAAGGATAAGCGTTATACGGCCGGCGATAAAACAATGGCCCGACGTGTACTAACCGCTAAAGAAAGTGTTCGCCGCAAGGTGAAGGGTACCCGTCGGCTGAAGATGACAGAGGACCAGGTACTGAATGCGCCCTTCGTGCGTGGGTTCATCCTGAAAGAAGCCGCAACCCTCGCCAGGAAGAACGGCATTTCTCCGCTTGTCGACAGAGACGCTTCAAAAGATTTGTGGCATCGGGCCGCCGATCCTGAATATGCCGACCTGATCCATGAATATGCTTTGGGGGCGCTGCAATCACTTCGACGTGAGGCAGAGGGTGCGCCGGCAGCCGACCTTAAAGAGTTCCGGGAGCACCTCAAGGGGGAACGCAAGGCCAGCCGGATTTTCACAACCATGATGAAACACGGAGAGACGGCAGCCATCCGTCATCTCAATGCTCGCAAGGGTAAAGAGGAATTGGTGGACATCCAATCGCAAGAGGAGGATCCGGAGCTTCGGCGGCGGTTGGCTGGAATGAAGACCGATCCGGACCAGGAAAAAGGTATCGAAGGCACGGTAGAGAACGGGATCGATAAGTTTCTGAAGCAGTTACCTGATCAGGATGCCGATATCATCCGCCGAAAATTCGGTCTTGGAGACTTCGACCCGCACTCTAACGAGCAGGTAGCCGAGGCCCTGAACGAAGCAGGCTCAAAGTACCAGGGAAAATACAAGTGGAACCGTAACCATGTAGGCGCAGCCTTTTCTGAAGCGCTGGAAAAGCTTAAAGGTTTGGCTGATGTCGAGGAGTTGCTGGAATTCCTGAAAAGCCAGAAAGAGCGTTTGGAGTTGCTGAAGAAATCACATAGCCGTCCCACCATTTGCGTCGACTTTGACGGAGTGATTGCCGAATTGATGTCGGAATATGAAACGGATGTTTTCGGCCCACTCAAGGAAGGGGCAACGGCGGTCCTGCAGGATCTCAGTCGTTCCGGATGGAAGATTATCGTTTTCACCTGTCGGCCGGACACCCCAGCCCTTCGCAAATATCTGGATGACGCTGCAATTCCCTACGATTCCATAAACGTCAACCATGAACAGCCGGAAAGTTGCAACTATGGCAAGCCGGTAGCCGATGCCTATTTGGATGACAGGGCGATTCGGTTTGAGAACTGGCAGCAGGCGCGAGAGGCTTTGGAAGGCCTTCCCCTGCAAAAATCCGAAAAGGACACCATCGGATTCACGGCGACGGACCGAGATGGTGCCATCCTGCGTCTATTGAGGGATATCGCTTCAACTGCGAATGTCGGGCATTCCTTCGTTGTAGTGGTCGATCCTGATGATAAGGGTGGCCGGAGATACAGCATTGACGGGGACGGTGGCGTTTATATCCGGGACATCACAGTGAATGGCGAATCGCTGAAAAAAGCTTTTGCCGAAACGCAGGGCCTGGTCAAAGCCCTGGCCAATGAGTTCCCGGCTTGCGAGATCCATATCCTTCGCCAAGGTGTGGCCATCATGGCCACCGAGGCATTGCATAAATCCTTTTCTTCCGATCTGGTCGGCAAGTATCCGGGCGGGCGCTGGGTCACGATTAAGGAAGGCCCCCTTCAAGGGCGCCACGTGTTCATTCTGCCGCATAAAGACGGTACCGCGTCGGTACTTGCCGGTGGCGGGCCCGCTTTGCGCCATAAGGTCCTGGGACTGAAACAAGACAAGGCCAAAGAGGGCAACAAGGCGGAAAAGAAGGAAGAAAAGCCAGAAAAAAAGGAACTTTCCGAGGAGAAACGAGCCGAAATCGAGTCGGCAAAAAAGGAAATCAAAACAGATATCGCCTCCGAACGCCGGAAGATGGCCGATTTTGTCCGTGAGCACATGGGCAAGGAGGTTGAAATAACTCCTGAGGATAAAGCTGCCATCGAGAAAAAAGTCGCCGGCATCGCCGATCCTCGCAAGAAGGCGTCCGAACGGATGAAAGAAACCGTGCGCCTGAAGCGGGAAAAGGACGCCGTTCTGGAACAGGTAACCGCCGAAGCGAAGAAGGCCATCCTCGAGGAAGAACCGACAGGACAGGGTAAAGCGACTCTCCATGCCGTGGTTAAAGAGCATGCCGAGGACTTGCTGAACCACTACTACCGAATCAAAGCCCTGGAACGGCAAAACCGGGATCTCGGCAAGATGCTTCGTACCGGGAACGATAAGCGGCCGGCAACCGATACGGTATCGTTTACGCCGCTCTCCCGAAAAGAACTCGAGGGAGTTGTGGCCGATGAGAAGGCCAGGATTGCGGAGCTTGACGCCCATTACAATCTGATCTCGACAACGCGGGGGTATGTAGACAACCAGGGCAAGGAACACAAAGCCAAGGGAGGTAACGAGACCAAGCGCAATATCCGTCAAGGCGGGTTTGAAGCCATGACGGGAATCATCGGAGATGCAACGGGTAGCACCATCCTTTCCAAGGACGTTTATGACGAGGTAGGCCCACAAAATGCGGCGGTGTTGGCTCACTACTATCTGAAAAACGGGGGGCACAACGTCAAGTCCGTAGCCAAAGAAACGGCTGCTTATATCGAAAAGGCCGGCGGCCCGGTAGCTCAGTTGGCCATTGATCGGGGTAACCGGTTCATGGACATGGCCCGTAAGACGGCCGAGTTCGGGCGGGGGGAACAAAACCTTATGAGTGCCGCGCAGGCTCTCGGTACCTCTCTCAAATATCACGCCAAAGCCTTTGAGGCGTTCGGTCAGGCTGAAGGAGCTTTAAACCAGGGGGCTGAGCTGGCGTATGAGTTCAAGAACGACAAGGGCAAACTCGAATTCCATGCCGGAAGTCGCGACACATTGGAGCGCAAACGCAGGAAACTGAGGTTGAACCGTGGAGATGTCACCATCGCCAAGGACAGCGACCAGTACAAAATGACGGTTCCCTCGCGTTCGTTTGAAAAACTTCTTCAGGAAACTCCGTCAGGACCGGTAGCCAAGCCTGGCGAAGGTCTTTCAATTGCTGACATCAAGGCAGGCAAGGCCAATACGGACAATTTCAGGCCCTCGATGATCCGGGAATACACCCCGGAAGACGTCAACGGAGTATCGCATCGCATCGAGCCTGCGGCGGAGCAACAGTCGGCTGCACGTCTGATCGAGGCAGTCAAACGGGGTTATCTGAATTTTGAAGCGGGTACCGGGAAGTCTTTCGGTCTGGTCTTGGCCAAGGCTCACCTGGACGATGCCACGGGGAAGCCGAAAAAACTGATCGTCTCCATGCCACAGAAGTTGATGCCGAACTTCAAGGAAGAGGTAGAGAAGTTTAGCCATTACAAGGTGGCCATTGTTGATGACGCCAGCCGTGCTAAGCGTGAAGAGAAATACAACTCCGATCCAAACACCATCGTGGTTGTCAATAAGGAGAAATTCAATTTCGACAAGGCCCTGATCAAAAAAGCCGGGTTCGACATGGTGGCCGCTGACGAAGCGCATAAGATCACCCAACGCGAAGGCCGTAGCGGGTCGGACATGAGCAAGGGGCTGGCCGAGGTCGCCAAGGAAGCTGAGTATTACGTTCCCATGTCCGGCACTCCGACGAACCATGACCTTTCCGAACTCTATTTCCATGCAAACATCATTGATGACAAGAAATACAGTTCCCAAAAAGAGTTCATGGCCAAGTTCGGGTCGGCACATAAAGGCGTCGGCTACAAAGAGAAGATCCGCGACTTTATGAACCAGGAACTCGGGGACAATGTTTTCACTGTTCGCAGTAAGCTCCCGATCAAGTTCACCATGACACGGCACCAGTCAGATCTTTCCGCTGATCAGAAAGAAGCTTATCGCAGGGTTCAGGATATGTATCGTAGCCGTCAGATTTCGCCTCTGCAGCGTGATCATCAGCTGAATACGATCCTCAATTCCTTCGATCATCGCAAGAACGGGAAGTTCGATACCTTGCGCAAGATCGTTGACAATCACCTGGCTAGCAAGGGCGAGGATGAAAAGGTCATGCTGTACGCCAAAAACTACGCGACCGTCAACCAGATCAAGGATTTCCTCCAGACGCACTATGGACATGTCGGCGAAATCGTAACCTTTACCGGGAAGGAAAAGATCAAGGACGTGAGGGAGAATAAACGCCGGTTCAAGCACGATCCTGCCGTGAAGTTCTCTATCCATACCCAGGCCGGGGTCGAAGGTCTGAACCTGCAATATGACGGCAACGGTGGCGGCGGGACCACGGCGGTCGCTATCGCTTCCGGTGAGGATTCCTATTCCATGCTGGATCAGTTTTTCCGTCGCGGGGCGCGAAAGGGCGCTATCAAGGATGTCGATGCCCATTTGGTACTGACCGACACACCTCATGACATGGGCACTGAATTAAGGCTCGATGAGAAGAAAGGAGTCGGGGAGTTGTTCAAAGAAGACGTTAAAAAAGCGGTGTCGATGGCGCCGGGGCTGTTTCTTTTGAAATCACATGTGAAGCAGCACACCCGGCAAAACAAAGATGGCACGGTGAGCATGGTGACGGAGCATGAAGACAGCCGGAAAGCTGCCAAAAAGGCAACCATAAGGGCTAGGGCCGCCAGCCGTGAAGCAAACTCATCTGGCAGCAAGAATGCCCACGAAAAGGCCAGGGCAGCCCATATGGAGGCTTATGAAAAGCACAAAGCCGAATGGGAGAAAAACCGGGGCAGCGAAGGCAACGGATACCATTTCGGAGAGATGCATTCTCACCTTTTGACAGCCAGGAAACATGAGGTAGCCGGAAGTAAGGCAGCTGGGAAAAGTAAGAATATATGACCTGCTCACCGATGCTTTTAAAATCCAAGGTCAAGGGTTATACCCGCAAAAATGGCACAAGGGTGGGTGGGTATGACCGATCTACCCATGGTGGGAAAATCGCCGCATTAAAAGAATTGATCGATTATGCCGTTACAGATACGTCGAATCGACAAAAGCGCCTTGCGATACGAAACGTTTCAAAAGATGAAGCGAAAAAGCTAATGGAAAAGACCGGGCTGAATCTGGCCGGTTTTCGGCATGAGGTCGACAGTTACGGTGTTCGCCACATTCTTCAACAGCATGGAGACCCGGACAAAGAGAAAGCCAGAAGGCAAGTTGCTATTACCAAGGCTGATATTGCCAAAATTCCCGAGATCGTAGCCAATCCGGACAGGGTCAAGAGGGGTAATAAGACTGGTCGTGGTCATAGCGCAATCGTTTATGAAAAACGATATAACGAAACGGTCTTTTATGTGGAAGAGGTATGGGAAAAGGGAAGAAGGCTAGTGGCAAAAACAATGTATAAAAAGAAAGCTCCGGGGCCACGTGCTACTTCCCCTGACGGGAAAGGCGTCGCGCACACGTCCGAAACGCGCCGGAGCAGGGCCGGAAAAGACTCTATAAAGAAGTCTTTGAAGGCCAAATTCAGAATAGCAAACATTCGTGTGCCAAACAACGTATTTTTGCTTTCCAGGCTTATTAAAGCCCGGCCACTTCAGGGGCGCATGGATTTCCAGGGTCTTCCGATATCGGTGGAAAATCGGCGCGGCAATGTGCGCCAGTGGTACGACCCGCATGAAGACCGCGAGGGGGCAACCCGCATGCAGATCCCTTACGGGTACATTCGCGGCACACTCGGTACCGATGGCGACCATGTCGATGTTTTTGTGGGTCCGTACCGGGATGCCAGCCACGTGTATATCGTGACGCAGTTGAAAGGGCCCGAGTTCAAGGAAGTAGATGAGCAGAAATGCATGCTTGGCTTCCGCACGGCAAAGGATGCGAAAAAATGCTACCTGGCGCATTACGATGACCCGCGTTTTTTCGGAAATATGCAGAAAATGCCGATGGACGAATTTAAGGCCAAGGTGATGAAGACACGCGCCAAAGGAGGGGCGCTGGTCAAGGGTGAGATAGAGGCTCATGGCCCTATCACATTGAACGATCTGCGAGAATTCGCTCGTTTGAAATATCGTCAAGTCGGTGATTCGATCGGTGTTGACTGGAACAAGGTTGATTTCGATGAGTTCGCAAGGGGAATTGCTGTTGAACTTGAACACCGTGACATTACCGGCGGAAACTTGGTTTTGACTGCCAAGATCGCTCTGGCACACCTGGAAGAGATCCCAGACTACTACACCCGACTTGAGAATATGGAAAAGGCTTTAAGTGGAGCATATCTGTTCCGAAAGAGAGGACCGAAACATGGCCATTGACAGCATTGTTTTTGAAGCCGAAAAGATCGAAAACACGGAACGCAAATTTGGTGCGAACACCGAATATTTCCCGGTCTATGTTGAACTTTCGTCAGGTGAAAAGGTGGCGGCTTTGTTCACTCAGGATGACATCGATCAAGCTATCGAACGGGCCAAGAAAAACCCTGAAGATATCGACCCTGAAGCCCCCGGTTTTCTCGAAAAGCTGTTCGATCTTTAAGGAGTCGTAGATGGAAGAAAATGTTGTGAACGTGATCAACGAAAGAACGGTTGGTTACCCGCTTATTCTCCGGGACCTTGACCCTTTGCTTGCCGGTAATAACAGGGAACACCTGATCAATAAAGCCACCCGGCTTAGCAATGTTATCGGGTCTCTTTATGCCGACAAGGCTTGCACCCTGGAAGTGTCGTATAGCGAAAACGGCATTCGTTACGGTTTGCTCAAATCGGAGCCCGTTTCCGCCGGCGAAACCTTCGGGTTCGAAATTAACAACCCGGCATGTGCGGTGATCAAAATCAGGGTGCTGAACGAAGAGGCTGAAGATATCACCGAGTTTGAACTTTATGTTCACGGGAGTGCCAAGTAATGAACCGTGATCTTGTGGACATGAGCCCGGCAAGAACCAATCTTAATCCTGTTCGGGCCGACATGACGGCGGATGGCGTCATTATGGAGGACTGTATCATCATTGGCAGTGACCCAAGTGACGTAATTTTCGATGGCGGCACGGATAGCAGTCAGGATCCGACCATGATTATCGATGGAGGAATAGAATAATGGCCAAACGAATCTACGCTCAAGTTGTTCCGCGTCGCATGACGGCAGCACAGTGGTCCTCTAAAAATCCGGTATTGGCGGCCGGAGAAAGAGGGTATGAGACCGATACTGGCAACTACAAGGTTGGCGACGGAGTAAACGTCTGGAACGATCTCGAATACCGTAACCAGCCGGTTGTATTGGATCGTATTCGGGACCTGCTTCCGTCCGCCGCCGAATTTGAAGCTATGGCCGCCGACCGCAGGAATACGTTTGCTGGTAGCGGGTTTGTGGAGTGGGGGAAGGGTGATGCAGGGGCTTACGGATTAGTCAATGAGGGTATCATTTGTTACACGATGGCTTCTTGGGCCAACCAATTTGCCATTGGTAGACAGCTCTCCGCGATGGAGGGGAGCAGCAAAACCCCCTATCCCCAGGTAAATGTTAACGGGCATTTGCTGCGAATTGATAGAGTAGGTTTTGAGGCTACAAGGAATCAATTTAACAATTTGGTTACTCTGCCTGCTGCTTCTGCATCGTCTTCTCTACTTGATCGTCAGGACTTGATATTCCTTGAATGTTGGCATGAGGATATTAGTGAAAAAGGTCTTGTTTATCCTTATGGGAATCCTCAGTATCTTACAACTTCATATATCTGTCCTGATGGTACCTCTTTGAGCTGTGCTGCTGGTGTATTCACTGGTGCTGGTACCTATAGTCTCTTTGGGGATTGGCAATCATCCGGAGATATTATCGGTAAGGGTATCGTATGGGCGAATATGACTGATGCTCAAAAACAATCCTTTGCCGCTGATCCTCAGAATAACTTGTATTTGGATGGGGATAAGATCATCCAGGTACGTTACAGGATTCGTGTTATCGAAGGTTTGGGTAGTGATTGGGAGATGATCTCAAATACGGCAGCGGCTGTCAGATACTCTTCCTCCGCGTATCTACAAGCAAAAGGGAAAAAGACTTCCCTAACCGGGGATTTAGTTGCTGCTGCTGAAGACAATGCATACTTTCATGGTATTTTAGGCGAAAATCAATACTGTGAGCAGATTACTGATAATGGGGTATGGTTGCCAGATACACGTCCTACAACTATAGCGTATAACAACAAGTATTATGGCGTACCAATTTGCCTTGTGAATCGTCGGAATCAGGGTGCATTTCACCCTGTTTATAATCCTAATGGTACTAAGTACACGAAAGCGGTTGTAGCAAATGGTGGTGTTCCTTGGTATAACTCTGATGCAAGTGCTATTGCCAGTACTTCCGACTGCTTTAATATTATCAATTATGGTGGTTCTGGTGTTGGTGCCTATGGTCCCACAGGGGATATTGAAGATACTTCTTCAGGTCGTCCTGATGGATTGTATGCTGATGAAATCAATGAGGTAGATATCTTTGATCTTCGTAATTCGGCTCATAAAGTTGGTGATTTGCAGCGATTGCTTGAACGTGAGTTCACTAAGATGGTTGCAGGCACCATAAGGGGTTGGGAGAAGGCGAAGAAGGTTGAAGATGTATATACTATTGCAACCTGCACTTTGAACTCCAGCGCTATCTGTGAAGATGGCGTGAATATAGAGTCTCTCTCTGTTGGGGGTAAGATAGGCAGCCGTACAGGCACTACTATTGTTGGATATGTGGTATCAGATACAGGTAAGGTCGGGGCTATCAATGAAGTGTATTGGGATGGGACACGCACCTATTTGTTTCCTATAGATGACACCTATCTAGGATTGTCTGGTGGTGAAACCATATATTGGCTGAAGACTGTAGCGCAGTCCTATGCTTCCAAAACCCTGCTACACTGTGACATCATTGGTGATCCTGCAAACTACCCTTCTGTATGGAAAACTAATGGTATTATGGGAACACCCTTGGTGGTAGCTGAAGATGGTAGTTCCCTAATTCCTAATGGGACTTCTATTTCTTTTAAAGCATCAAGGAAAATAGTTTCTGCACCAGTGACACTTAGGACGGATGATAGTGGGAGTACATGGACGTCAACCACCAATAACTTTGATTCTACTATAAATCTTCATTTTGGTACAGGAGTTGAAGTTCCTGTGGGAAGGGTTTATATGTGTTTCTACCTCACCGAAGCTTCCCCACTGGAACTTGCAAGCAACGCCGAAGTACTGGCTTTAGGCGACGTATGGGCATGTAATAATGCGGTCTCTGAGGCTCCTGGAGTATACCACACAATAGGCAAGGTACCTGTTTCAACCACTAATCCGCGCATTTTACGCACCGTTGCGGTAGGAAAAATAATTAACGCAGCTGGTGATAAAGCTATGTCAAGCAACGCTGCGTTCGGTGATATTACGCATGCTGCGGCTGCACTTAGCGCTGTCAACCCAGCGGCCAAAGTTCTCCCATATCTCACCAGGGAAAACGGAAAAGCATACCTCCAGCTGCTGTACAAGGAACTGATCTACGACACCGACTGGGGCGATGACAGTAAGTTCAATGTCGTGGATAATGAATCAACCACCACAGACGACAACGGCAACACGGTTAAAATCGGGCAGAAACGGGTCGAGCTCCCGTACTTCATAGGAGAGGGCGAATAATGGAATATAAAACTCTTGAAGACGTACAGCGAGTAATTGAGAAGTGTAAGCCTGCTACCGTCATTGATCTGTTTATTGAGAGCTACCTGACCGGGGTAGCTCTCGCCCCGTACTTTGAGGCTGAAGCCGAATATTCCGAACTGCTGGCACAGGAAGACCAGCCTGACGTCGAGCCGGTTTATGACGTGGACGGTGTGACAGTGCTGGTTGAGGGATACAGCCCCAACGCAATCAGGGATGCCCGTATCGCTGACCTGGAAGCGGAGTATCCCTACCTGGCCGATCCAGGCGACGATACGACCATCGAGGATCGGCGGCCGGTCCCGACGGTAGATATTGCTGCATGGATGATCGAGAACTACGCCATGCTTCGCCGGGCTTCTTACGGCACTTGGCAGGGGCAGCTGGAAATGCAGTATGACGGAACATGGGATGCCCATGTGGCATCTGTGAAGGCCCTGTATCCGAAAGAATAGGTTGGAAGCATATGAATACCGTTACCGAAAAACTGGCTAACAACATGGATGCAGCCGGCAAGGGAATGAACGACGCCCTTGCCGGGTTGAAAGCGCTTGCTCGAAAAGCTGACAACCGGCATGACAAAGCAGTTGAGGCGATGCGCAAAGAGAAAGATCCATCAAAATTGGCCGCCCTGGAGGAGGTCCGCGCCGGGGCGGCAGCTGCAGGGAGTTATTGTCGCAGTATCATCGAGGCGCATACCGGGGAGCCACCGGCAGAATCGAAAATTCACGATGCCAGGGACGAAAAGGGGAAATACGTCCGGGCCGGGAGTTTCGGTCACATCTTCCGCAGAATTTTTGGCAAGGCATGAACCCTGACGTCGTCTTCATCACTAGGCACGCATGGAAACGATTCATCACCCGTATAAGCTGCCTTCCGTCTTGTCCCATGGGGGCGCTGAGAGATCTTATCCGCAATGCGGAGGAAGAAGATCTCGGCGCGGGAGTGGTTTTGCGATTGATGAATAACGATCTGGATCCTGCCAGGTATTTTTGTTTCGGAGACTGGCGTCTGGTGATGAGTGAAGACGGCAAGCGTCTTATCACCGTGGAAAAAATCATCCACAAAAAGCGTCCGAAAAGAAAGCGAATGCGAACCCCGAAAAGATTCCGCTGACTCACCTATTGAGAGGTAAGATGATTCCACAGAAGCCCATCCTCGGACTATTCCTTCTCAAATCTCACGTAAAACAATACACCCGTAGAACCAAAACCGGAAAAGTTGTTGTGGTCAAAGAGCACGATGACAGCCGGACCAAAAAAGCGAAGGCGAAAAAAACAACGAAACCGGTTGCTGAGAAGCGTAGCACCCTGCGTGAAAAAGCCAGGAAAACAGCGGCCAAAAAGATAAAAGCCGGCAACTCCAAGAAAAAGACCGGCGATGCCCTTGACCCGAATTCGAAAAACTATCGCTTCCAAGATCGAGGATATGTGCCAGGTTCTAGAAAGGAACTGGCCGCTGCAGCTGCAGAGTATTTCAAGCTGGCCGCCAAGAATGGAACCGGCGTCCGGCACACGGTTGTCAATTGGGATGCCCTTGAGGACAATCCTCGCGCAGCGGAAAAAGCGGTAACCAAAGGTTCGGTGCTGGAAACCGTGGATTGGGATAAGTTGGAAAAGAAAGGTGTGGATCCTGGGGCCGCTTTTCTCATGCACAAGATGTTAACGGCTATCGCCCCCAAGCCTGAAGATTCTCCGGAGAAACGCCGGGATTATGTTTTCGGCTGCAATATGCTTCAAGATCGAATGGCCAAGTGCAAAACGGTCAAAGATGTTGTCGGTGAACTGGACAATATCAAAGAAGAGATGAACGGCTTCACCCTTGATGCCTCCCAAGCGAAGGAATATAAGAAGCTCCAAGCGGCCAAGACCAGGGCGCTGAAGAAATATAAAGATCTTGAGAGGGAGGGGCAGCAACTATTCGACGCTTATTACAAACCGGAAAGGCGTCTGAATAATCTCAAGTGGGACCAGGAAAAACGGACCCGGCGCGGGTGGAAACCGGATCCTGAGTTGCAAGGTCGCATCGACGCTTTGGAAAAGGAAGTTACTGCCGGCCGCGAAGCCTACATGGCTTGGAAGGATAAAAATGACAAGAAGGTCAAAGCTGCAAAAGCCAAATGGGACTCTTCTTTCAAGGCGGCACGCCAGTTTGAGGAAAACGTCAAAACCACGAACATTATAACCCATCCTCTTACGCGAGGATTCAATAGCCTTGGTGGCCGGTTTGTCGCCCTGGTGAACTATCGTACCTTTCGAGGGTCTGACGCATTCGGTAATCATGTGGCAACGGCCAGGGCAGGGCGTATCAAGGACTATTCGTTTGCCAAGGGAGAAAAGAAGGCGAGGGGAGCAACAAAACAGTCAGTTCGCTTTCAGTTTGCCGTTGCCGATAAGGTGGAACGTGTAGGGGGGAAGGATCTTTCCAATAAAGATTATGGAACGGACGATCTGAAAAAACAGTTCAATCTCGCCAATGTTCAAAGCGGGAACTGGGTGTTGAAAGATATCAACGCGGCAAAGAGTCATGTTGAACAATGCGCTCTGGCTTTCCAGGACATGTCCGAAACGCTTGGTATTTCCAAGAAGGATATTTCGCTTAATGGCAGGCTTTCCATGGCTTTCGGTGCCAGGGGGCACGGTCTCAGCGGAGCGGCAGCCCACTATGAAAACACCTATCGGGTAATCAACCTGACCAAGATGAAGGGCGGCGGGGCCCTGGCGCACGAGTGGTTTCACGGCGTCGACGATGTTGTCGGTGAGACGCAATCCGGAGTCAGGAAAGGCCGAGAAAACTATGGCACCTCGGTAACCGATCCGAAAACCGAAGTGCAAAAAGCGTTTGCAAATCTTGTCGACGTGATGACCGCCGGCAATCATACGATCAAAACGACCATGACTATCACCGAAAGCGAAGCGGATCACTGGAAGAAGGTGATGGAGCGCAACAAGAAAATCGGATTTTACGGGACCTCCGGACTTAAAGCTATTCACGACGCCGGCAATATCAGTGAAGCCATGGCCAGCTTGCATTCCATGCTTGCCGCCGGAAGGTTCGGAGCCATTGGCAAGGACGGAAAGCCAGGCGCCAGGGCAAAGCGGAACTATGAAAATCACCAACAGGTTGCAGTGGCGCACTTCGGGGGAACTTCGGCAACCTATGATATTCCTGGCCTTAAAGGGTCAAGATATCTCATCGAGTCTAAAAAACTTTCCTCCGTTCACGGATCAGGATATTTCGACTCCAAAAAAGAAATGGCAGCCAGGGCATTTTCTTCCTACATGGAAGATAAGTTAGAAAAGAAAGATAGAAAAAACACTTACTTGGTGTCGCACGCCAACAACGATCATCCTGTTTACAAGCTGCATGGCTGGAAGCCGTACCCTGAAGGCCGGGAGCGGCAACGGATCAACAAAGCTTTTGATGCTTTGTTCCGGGAGATGAAAAAGGACAAGTCTCTGAAGAAAGCAGCCGACTATTTGGATCGGGAGGATTTGCGCAAGGCACTTCGCGGAGGGTGTATGCTGCGAATGCGGTAACCTTGAAATGAGTTAGATATGGAAAAGCCCCTGACTTGCCAGGGGCTTTATGCTTTGAGAAGATAACGGAGACAGGAATTTCATTTACGGTATCTCTTGCACATACACAACGTTATTTTCCCATTGGTCCATGGTCCTATCGTAGGCCCCAGGGAAGGTCATGTAAAGGGACACATATAATACGAGCAGTAACAGCAACATCATTCTTTCCATAATGGACCATTTATCTTTTGTTCCGCTTTCCATGGGAAGCACCTCCGGTAAATTTTTTTATTTCACTCCTGCCATCCGCCTAGCGCTTCTTTCCTGTTTTTTTACTCTGGACAGGAGCTTTTCCAACTCTTCTCGCCGGGCAGGATCTGCAGATTCCAGTTCCTGCTCAGTGCGTTTTCGAAGATCGATGATGGCGTTCAACAGGGTGTCCATAGCTCTCTCCTCTTATGCTGCTTTCAATTGCAGCATTCCGTGAGTTCTAAATAGAGGCTGTTGCACATTTTTACCGTATGACTTTTCTCCCTCGAAACTATCGACCACGGATCTGCTTTCGGCTGTCAGTTGAGCATAGGCTTTCTCCCCATAGTCTCCAGGGAGCCATCCTTTCCCTCGGCATGCGACCACATTGAACCGCCGCAAAACATCCTTATCCCTAAACGTCAGATGGATAGTCCCTTTCTTGTAGCAGATGAATTTGAAATAGGTGCTTTCGCCTCTGTTTTCACCTCGAGTAAACACTTCCTCAATGGCCTGGGTAAGGGAGAGATAATTGCTCATGCCGTCGAAGTAATTCATCACCGTATCAATATCCCGCAGGGTTTCAGCCGCTCTGAAGTCGAGTTTCCACCGGCCCCAATCTAAAAACGGCAGACCATAGTTTGCACGAATAGGGATCACCACACGCTTACCAACTTTGAAAGCATCGTTGGTTTTCCAGCCGTTGAAGTAGTGGATATTCTTTTCATAGATATTCTGGTCGTTGTATCCGTATCTTGTGAACATGTCGAAAATGTCCAGAGTCGCTTCGGTCAAGGTTCGTTCATAGCCTCCGATGAGATTAAGCACGAACTGACGGATGTTGTTTTCGGTGAAATCCATATGACAGCGCTCTTTCAGCGCCTCCTCGAACTCGTTGGCCTTTTTGCTGGTCAGACGGTTTCGGACTTCTTCAAGATCCAGTGTCCGACGCCAGAAGTCGGTTCGCACGGATTTGAGTAGGTCGTTGAGTTTAGCCTGCATTTTAGTTGTCAGATCTTTTCCGGTAGTGTCGTAGCGCTCTGGTTCTTTATTCAGGCCAATGTATTTGCCTATCTTCCGGATGTTCCGAAAATAAGTCAGGATTACTTCGGTGCCTATACGGACCCTTTCGTTATAGTCGGCTACCAGATCGGCTATGGTCTTGCCGGTCGAAATTTCGTGCTTTTCTTCTACTGTCTGATGAGCCCTGGACCCATGATCGTCGCAACCTGCGAACAGGTCATCTTCAATGTCTCGTTTGATAACGATATCGACCAGAGCAACTTCGACACCGGTAGGGCGTTCTGCATTCTTGAAGGCCCCCTGGATAAACTCTATTTCAGCATTGAGTTCTTCAAGTTTTCGAACCAGCAATTTACGTGGTTTGGTGCGCGGGTTGCGGATCGTTTCAGCGTTGAGAAGAAAGACGATCTGGCCCCGGTACATGATATCGATAGCCTTTATGAGGTGTTTATCCCCTTCGTCGAAAGGCGGGTTGGCGATAATAAGATCGAATTTATCCGGTCCAGAGTAGGCTAAAAAATCCGAGTCGAGGACCTTGATCCTTTTCCCGCGAAGGGTCGCTTGAAGCGTCGGATCAATTTCGATGGCGGAAATGTCTGCATGTTGAAAGGGACGGTCGCTATAGCTGTGCCTCTTATGATAGCGGCTGTACTCTCGAAGGCCTTCTATCAGATCTCCCTTTCCGGCGGATGATTCCAGAATTATTTTAGGATGACCGACGATTTTATCGGCCATGCGTTTAATCAGTTTCGGAGGGGTCGGGTAGAAGTTGGGGTTATCGGTGAACATCTACTTTCTCCCTTCTGCTTTGGCGATGGCTTCTTCTGCCTGAGCGATAGCGTGGTCCACCTCCATTTCACTTGGGTCATTTTCGTTGTAAAGGCGAATCAGATCCTTGAGAGCTTCCTTTGCATCATTGTGAATTTTTTGGAGGTTCTCGATCTCATGCGCCGCTTCCATGCAAAGATTTTCGCGAGTGCGTTCATTGGTATTCATCACAGCGGCTTCCTTGAGCCTGTTCACTAAAGATTTTTCAGACATGTTTCACCTGTCTTTCTGTATCCTCGTTGATTTGTGACACCACTTTGACTATTTCATCTTTATGAATCACATAATCTTCATAACCAGCGAACCGAACCAAAGGCCTTCCATTATCGTCAATTCCTCTTATTTTTCTGGTGATGATTCCACGAGGGACAGGATAACGTGATCTTTTGATTTTAAACTGTAATGTGTCTCCGGTTTTCATAGTTTTACCCACCATTTCAGTTTACTAAGACAGTGATTAATTATTGGTTATGTGAGGCTCTATGCCGCAAATCGCGGCATGAAGTTGTTTTCGAGTTTTCCGGTTTGACGATTGATGTTGTTTTGGATGCCGAAGACGTCATGAGCAAAATTGAAATCATCGGCATCGCACAAATCTTTCAAACGGAGAGGGCAACCGTTGGCATGAGCCGCCGTGATGTCCATGGAAAGAGTCAACCGGTTTCTGTCAGTCCCAGCTTTGCGGCTTAAAAAAATGGCTCGATCAACAATCTTTCCGATAAGAGTTAAGTCATCTTTTGACACTTTGAAATTCACTTGATGGCTTTTCATGGCATACTCCTGTGGTGTGTTGTTAATGCGTGTTGGCAATAAAACGAGCGGCAGCAATGAAAGGGGTTTCCCCCTGCCGGCTGAATTCATCCAGGGATGTGGGGCGTATCGCCTCCCAAGGATCAACTCGACCGTTCCAGATCGTTCTCGAAACGTTGAAGATCGGATAAGGGGAGCGTTCTCCATTTTCGATGCGATGGACCTTGAAACTTTCAAACACCATTGGCAGGTCGCGTACTGTCGGTTCTGGTACCAGTTCAAAGTCATATCCCCATACCGTAAGCAGGTTTTTCGCTTCATCGACCGTGATATCAATTTTGTCGTTGGTCCAGTTTTCCGGGTTGATCGTCACTATTTTTGCGGGCATAGTCTTGGCTCCTGTAGGCTGAGGTCGCTTGGTTATGCCAGGATGTCACCGAAATCACACTTCCGGTATTTTTTGGCGTCATCTTCTTGCATTTTGTCCCATTTGTTGCGGCACTTATCGATTTGTCTTTGATACCAATGTGCGCTCATCTCTATAGCCGAATATCGAGCTTCACGTTCGTCACTTGTGACAGTGTCGGTGAAGTAAGATCCTCCTGAAAAAACCGCCCACTTGCCATTTCTTATCTGTTTAGCTTGATATTTCATCGATGTATCCTAGCTTGTCAGTTTTAAGTAGATCCCTCTTGTCTATTGAATACCCTTCAAGGAATTGTGATGCATTTTGACTTTTTCGGCAGTTGGCGCTTGATATGGGAAGCGGACAAGACACAAAATTCCATAGCTGATCAAGATAAAGATACCCATATGGTTGGGTTCCTGGTGTCTGCGTTTTCAGTGCAGGATAATTATAGCTTAAACCGCTTGACATAGGAAGCACTGAATGGCTAACTTGTCGCCAATATGGAGGACCGGAATAGGAAGAAATACCCGGACGCAGTTCTTTTACTGCGAAAGAGCCAAAAGGACGGGCAGATTCCGGTTCTTAAGCTGGATGATTTCCCTGTGATCTTCCAGGTCGATAAAAGCACGTACCGAATCGACCGGACCAGATCGGGAAAGATCCTGATGACCAAAGAAAATACGAGCGCTTGACACGAGCAAGCCAGGGCCAACCGGCCGGTAGCCAGCTCACGTTATAGGCGGATTGCGGGGGAAACCCGTATCCGCCTTTTTGTGTTTTGGAGTGTTGAATGGAAAGACAGAATCAACAGGACACTTTTTATATCCACATTCCGGTAACGGAACTTTTGCTTAAGAGCGAGGGGGAGGGCGCGGGCGGCCGTCGCTGTATCAAGGGCTATGCCTCCACGGAATCTTTGGACCAGGACCGTGAGCAGGTTTTGCAGAACGGCATTGATTTTTCCTACCTCAAAAAAAGCGGCTTCATCAATTACGACCACCAATACATGCAGGTTGGCGGTGCCAAAGTTCCCATCATTATCGGGTTTCCGACCGTCGTGGAAATGCGAGATCGAGGCCTGTGGGTAGAGGGGCAACTGTTCAAGTCCGGAGATTCCTGCACCAGCGAACAACTGAAGGTTGCCGAAGAAATGTGGGAACTCGGGCAAGCCTTGCAGAAGTCAGGCAGTGATAGGCGGCTGGCATATTCCATCGAAGGTGGCGTCGTGGAACGCCGGGGAAAAAAAATCGTTCGGAGCGTGGCGCGTCATGTTGCCTTGACACATAAGCCTGTCAATCCCGATTGCTCGGTTGAGACTTTCGCCAAGTCGCTCTTTTTGAATGATGACATCGAAAAGGCAGCCACAACGGAAACCCACGGAGCTTTGCTGAGGGAGAACCTGGACCGTGGCATGGCATCCATTCTTTATGGGGACCAGGCATGCGGATGCTTCAACCCTGACACAGGCTATTTTCATAAAGGAATAAGCGGGGCCCATGACCACCTCGTTGAATGCATGGGGCATTCGTCTCGCGAAAGCATTGGGCTTTTGCGCATGATCATCGGCGGGGCTGGAAAAAGCGCCGATCTGGCTGCACTGGCCACCGCCGCCGGCTTGATACAGCACTGACCAACACAGGAGGAAAGATCGTGAGCGATAAGAAAAACACTCAGGAGGAAATCGACCAGGCCGCCAAAAAGGCTCTGGGGGACCTTGAAGACCTCGAAAAGTCTTTGACCGGCGAGGAAGGCAAGGAGAAGACGGCTATCGAAGATCTGGAAAAGGCCATCGACGAGGCGGGGGAAACGCTGAATAAATCCGGCGATGATGACGGCGATGATGACGGCGATGGCGACGGCGATGGCGATGGCGATGGCGATGGCGACGGTGATGGTGATGGTGATGGTGATGGTGATGATCTCGGCAAGTCCCTCGATGATCTGGACGAAGAAATTGCCGATGAATTGATCAAAGCCAGCGAAGCCTATGCCGATCTTGAAAAATCCGTTCACGAGCAGGGCGAAAAGGTCGAAACCCGGTTGGAGCGCATGGAAAAATCCGTGCGCACCCTGGTTTCCCTCGCTACCGCTCAGGCTAAGGTTATCGGCGCTCTTGCCAAAAGCCTCGATAAAGTCGGCGAACGTCCGTTGAAAAAATCCCAGGCACAGATCGGTGATGGTAACGGGGATGGCGAACCGCTGAAAAAAAGCAAATCCGAAGTAAAGGGCATCCTGGGAAAAGCCATCAGTAAGGGCATTGACGGGGTTCCGAACAACTCCCTCAGTTTTCTGGATGTCCATGGCGTAGAAGCCGCCCTGGCACGTATCCCCGAGGCGACCAAGGCCGAACTCGGATTGTAATAACCCCAATTGAAAAAGGAGGCATAAGAAGATTATGAATCGTGCTCTGAGTTTCGACGCCATGTGTAAGTCTCTCGGGTATGACTATACCGGTGACGACGTGGTCGAGAACCTGAAAAAGGCTCTGTCCACTACAACCAGTGGCCCCGGAGGTATCCAGTCCGGTCCCCTCATGCTGGAGAACCTGGACGGAACCATGACCGAGGTCATGGTACAGCAAAAGCATCTCAAACTGTTTCAGTTTTTGCCGAAGGTGCCCAGCGCGCAGCCGTATTTTGAATACAACAAGCATAAAGGGTACGGCGCCCGTCGCGGAGGTATCGGCTTCAACCAAGGAGGAAGCCCTAGCGGTGGTACCAGCGCATTTGAACGAGCCGGGATCTACAACAAGTTCCTCGGCGTCAAGCGTGGCGTGACCCATCAGATGAACCTGACTGGCCAAATGGGCGGTTCGTTCGAAGATCCCAACATCCGTGAAAACAAGGACGGCACCCTTGAGCTGCTTGTGCGGTTGGAGCGGGAACTTGTTTTCGGCATGTCGAGCATCAAGGACGCTTCCGGCAACGAGGTCAATTTCGACGGTCTGTTGACCGACATGGAAAACAACCATCCCGAAAACGTCATCGACCTTGAAGGCGAACCTTTTTCCTTCGAGCATCTGGATGATTCGGCGGAAAATCTGGTCACCAAAGGCAAACTGATCACGGTGGACGGTGTGTCCTGTTTCATGTCTCCGCATGTCTCCGGCGGCATCAACCGGCAGTATCAGGATCGCAACATTGTGCGCGAGAGCAAAGGCGAAAAACGCTCGGCGCAATATGCTCCCGGTTTCAAAGTTCCCGGGTACGATAGCCAGTTCGGGTATTTCGACTTCGATCATTCCATTCTCCTGGAAGAAGTCGAAGGCAGCGCCCCCCTGGCCGTCGCCGAAGGGGACGCCCCAGCTGCTCCTGGCAGTGCAACCCCGGCCGCTGCCGCTGATGCTGCCTCCAAAATGGAAGCCGGCACGTATTACTATGCAGTCGCCGCCTTCAACGACAAAGGCGAAGGCCTTCCCGTTGTTTCCGATGCCCAGGCGGTTACCGCAGGGCAAAAGGTGACTCTGACTATTGCCCGCGTAGCCAATGCCACCGGTTACCGTGTATATCGTGGCAAGGAATCGGACGGGTCCGATGCAAAGTGGATCGGACGAATCCCGCAACCGGATGCCGGGGACGCCTCTTTCGTGGACAAAAACGGGTACCGTACCGTGGACGCCAACGGCAAACCGGCCAACGGCCTTTCCATCATGATCGAGCCGGATCCTGCCGATATCTGCTTCGCCCAGATGACGCCCCTGATCAAGTTCCCGCAACCGATTGAAGGAACCACCATCCCCTTCCTGCTTTTGCTCTATGGGGTGCTGGTTCCCAAGGCCAAGGAACGTATCCGCATTTACAAGAACGCAGGGGTTTATACGCCGGCATAATTATGCCTGATGTGCTTCGTATGTGAAACATGGGGGCGGATTCCCCGCCCCCATGCTTTCTTGACCGAAAGGATATAACAAAATGGGTGTGGAGATTTGTTCGCGGCACAAAGGCTTCGTTAGCGTCACGACCAAAGATGGTCGGGCTGAGCGGGTTGAGTTCAAGGATGTTTCCGGTCGTGGTCCGGCCACAGGGTTTGCCGAAATCGATAATGATGCCGTTGTCGATGCCCTGATGGAGATCGGTATGCCCGATTATTGGCGTCCAGGTGCTCAGGACGGTGGCACCGATCCTGCCACAGTGGCTTCCTATAAAGATCCCGGTAACAATGCGACCCAGGACAACATCAATGACGGCGGCCAGGGTGAAAACACCGATATCGATCCTGCCACTGGGACTTCCGATGGTGACCCCGGAAACAACCAGGCGCAGAACAATGCCAATGACGGAGACCATGACGCAACTTTGAGCATGGAAACGTACCAGGCCCTCAACAACGCCAGAGAACTTGAAGCGGCTCTTGAGTCATGCACGGATACCGAGGTGCTTATGAATCTCATCGCCTTCGAATCTCAGCAGGAAAAAACCCGCGAATCCTGGATGAAACTGCTCAACGCCCGCCTGGACATCCTGCAGAAGGGTTAACCCCATGTCGGAGGTCGTTGTCATTGATGACTGCCGCAGCGAGCAGGTCCAAGCCCTTATCGATGAGCATAACCGTGGGGCTTTGTTCATGGAGCGTGTGAAGGCTTTGCTTGAAGAAGTCGGCATAAAGGATTTGCCTCAATTGCCACGGAAAATAACCATTAAGAGGAGGGCGTAGTCAAGCGTCCTGGGTAAACCATGCTGACGGAAATCTCTATCCTCACCGATCGCTACGAGTATTCGCGTTTCGAACCAACCCGGGCCATTATCCGTGCCCGGGTTGTGCCTGAACCGAAAACCGAGCTTAACGATACGGTCATCGTATCCCTGAAACGCAAAAACGGCCAGTCTGTAGCGGCCTCCGAAGTGCTGTTTTCCGAGGACGCTCCGAAAGGCAAGGTCGTTGAATTCGATTTGCGGGAAGTGAAGGATACGGACGGGATTCCTCTTTGTATTCGCGGTGACTACGTGATCGAAGCGGCCCAGGAAAACGGGGTAACCAGTTCGACATCGATCCTTATATCTTTGCTCACGGTCGATGAAATGCGCAGCACATATTGCCGTGGAGCAACTCTTTATTCGTCTGAGATTTTGCGTCCCGTAAAACAACCCGTACTTGTTTCAGGCGTGAAAATTACCAATGTTTCCGAGAAGTCTCGTGCCGGACTGAAAAACCTCGTTTTCACTGCCGGATCGCCCGCTCAGCTTTCTTGGGGTGATGGACCAGCCGCTGTTTTGGATACTTCGGTCAGATCGGAAATTCTGATTGATAGTTCTGGTGCGTATATCGAGGTTGAAATCGATCATTTCGAGCTGCCTTCCGAAAATGCTTCGGAGGCTATTTTGCTCGATAAGGAACGCATGAGCGACGATGCCGTGCGAGCAGAGATACGCAAATCGGTAGATGAGGTCGAAAACTCCATCATGAAGGTTCTCCTCGAGCCTATGAGGATTGCGACGGAGCCATATTTCTCATCTCCTGAAGAGGGGCAATGGTTCGATAGGAAAGTGTCGCCTCTCGCGTATTACCGGCATGATTTCAATGGGCAGGCGCTGGCCTGGCATTTGAATCTCCCGGTTTCTCAGTTGATACGCATCGACAAAGTGCAAGGGTTCATGGGTAATACAGCTTCCTTGGAGGTGATGAACGGTGCTTTTGCCGTTAACCGAGAAACCGGCACGGTTGATGTGCTTCCATATAACAACCAATACAGCTATCTGTGGACTTGGTTTATCAACCAAAGGTTCTGGGGGCTGAGGGAATATATCGCCGATTTTTGGCGCTACCACGGCGTGGCCGGCATCGAAGAGTTGTCCGGCGAAGTTCTCAAACTGATCGGATACACGGCTGGCGTTACCATTTTGGCGATTGCCGGTCAGGCGTACCGAGGCGGTTTTTCATCGGAGTCTACAAGCAAAGACGGTGTTTCCAGATCGGTTTCCTACACCGCCAGTGCTTCATACGGCATCTATTCGGCAACCATCACCGAATACAAGGAATGGCTCAAACATAACGCTTCACGGATTGCACGTCTCTACCGTGGAGTGCAAATGGTGGTCTTATGAGCCCTTTGCCGGCAGTTGAAATAGACCGGTTTGTGGATTCGGAAGGGGAGAAGGTAAAGCACCTTGTAGGCATGAAGTGCTGGTGCCACGATGACCAGGGGCGGCCCGATCCGAACTGTCAGGAACACGAGAATGGCGGGTATCTCTACGTCAACGAGCGGTCCATAACCGGTCTTGTAACAGGCATCTCGGACCGTAAGGATTTGCTGGAAACCGGCTTGTTCCTTCCCGGAGATTGTGTGTTTTCGCCACTGAGTGGCGAGCCCATAGCTGAGATGGACAAGATCATTTTCACATGGCCACTTCCGCATGGCTCCGGGGATCCGCTGGTGCGTAGCGATGCGGAAACCTTCGATCTGCTTTATTACGAAGCGCAGCGCTCCATCTTCTGCATGGATGAGGATCATGTCGTCTACAAGGAAAACAGGGACTTTCGGTTTTCCGGGCGCAAGATCGAATGGGAGTGGACCGGGAAGCCGGATGACGGTAAAGCTCCGGAGGCAGGCAAACGCTATACGGTGAAGTATATGGCTTTCCTCGAGTGGATTGCGTTCTTCCCTCCAGACCATCGGATTTCGCACGGTGATGATATCGGGGCGAAGGTGTTTTTGAGGCGCAAGCATCTGTGGGAGAGCTTGTGAGCGATTTAAGACACCTGCAAGAGGCAGCGGACGATGCCACTCAATTCGTCATGGCTACATGGCAACAGGTGGTTATGGGCTCCACGAGCATTTCCCAGGTTCAGGACCTCCGGGTGAACATCAGTTTGCGCAGGGCATATGCTGAAAGCATCGTTCTGGCCGAAAGGCTGAATATCCCTCAGGCCGGTATGCTCAAGCGAAAGATTATAGCAACGCACAAAGCAGCTGCCGACTTGGAGCATGGCAAAGGGGCCTGGGACATGAAGCCAGGCTTGCTCCGTGGTCCAAAGGCTAGGATCAGCAAAAAGGGGACGAAGTACACTTTTGTTCCGTTTCGGCATCGCACTCCTGGAGGGGCAACAGACAATCAGCATTTTTCCGGTGTCATGCCGAGAGATATTCATCAGGCTGCCAAACTGCTTAAGAACGGACAACGGCTTACCGGAACGCAAAAGAAGTATCCGGCCATGGTCCATAAATTCTCAAAACCCGATGGAACACCTGCAGAGTATAGGCATAAATCAGGCATTTACGAAGGGATGGGCAAAAGTGGCGGGAAGGGGCAGGCGCACTATATGACCTTTCGCGCCGTGTCGGAGAATTCTGAACCGAATTCTTGGTGGCATCCAGGATTTTCGGCGCACAACATAGCCGGCGGTGTGAAGGATTTCTGTCAACCAGGCGTGGAAAAGCGTCTACAGTCTGCCGCTGAGTTGGATCTGGTCGACTTGCCAGATCTTTCCATCGGCATGGATATAACCTTGAGGTGATATGGGTTTCCCCAATCTCGATAGATTTCTGGTAAAGACCATTCTGGCAAAGATTCTATCCTTCCAGGGGGATGAAAATTACCGCCTGGAACAGATATTTGATGATTTCGACGCTGAGGAAATCAGTGAGGTGAGGACGTACCTCAGTTCAATAACGCCAACCGGCAGTTCTCGCAATCGAGGCAAGGGGCATCTTTTTGTTCTTCCTCACTACCCATCGTCTGACCTTCCGTTTCCGCAGATCGGCGTTTCCCTTGGGAACGAAGATACTGCCGAAAGGTTTCTAGGTGACGAAACCGGAGCAGACCCTGTAGCGGTCTTGGATGAAAGCGAAGATGTTATTGCCTGGGACCTTGATCGTGGGTATTGGGGCTCCGGCATGTGGCTGGTGCAGATCATGGCCCATTCGAAGGAACAAGTGATCTGGCTTTCCCGACTTTGCCAACAAGCCCTGATCGATGGTTTTGATGCCCTAGACGCTCTTGGCGTCAAGGAAGTATCAATCTCTCTGGGAGACGGCCGCCCCGATCCTCAGTATTACCCGGAACATGTCTTTTTGCGTGGCCTCAAGGTGATGGCCGGGAAGGTTGCCAACACGTGGAAAAAACGTGTTCCCGCGAGTACATACCAGACCGGTGTCAACCTGGCGCTGCAGGACGAATGATTTTTTACCCTGAGTGCTTTATATGGAGAGCAATATGGCTACCAAAGAAAAGCAAGTCGAAGAAGTTTCGGAATTCCCGGTTACCCTCAATGAATTTGTTTCAGGCCTGCCTAAAGGGCAGATCGAAAGCAGGCAAGCATTTGCTGCATTGATGAAAAAAGAGGGGATCGCCGGGCGCAAACTTCGTTCGGAATGGACGAGGCTGTACCAATTATTTCAAAAGCAGCCCACAAGCATGTCGTGGGCACAGTGGCTTTCCCAGAATGCAGGAGGCAAATAAACGATGGCGAGAGAAGTATTGTGGAACGGAAAGGCGTTTCGCCTGCCGCAGGCGGCCTCCAGGATTGATTCCTCGGGTCTTAACCGGGTGACCCTTGGCGGTGCCAATGTCCTGGCCATTTTGTGTGAATGCGTAGGCCTGATCCCGCCGAAAACGGCCAAGAAGGTAACCAACCCGTCGGAAGCTTTGACTCTGATCTATCCGGGGTCCGCCGAGGCCCGTATTGCGGCCAGGATGGCTTTTGATCCTTCCGATGATCGTCCGGGGGCGAGCGAGGTTTATATCGTTCCGGTAAATCCCGCAACAGCGGCCAGCAAAGTATTCGACAGCAAGTTGAAACTGACAAGTTACTTGTATGGGCTGATCGCCAACCAGGTCAAAGTCAAAATCGAAACCGGGACAAGCGCCGGTACCAAAAAGGTTTCGACAGCATTCCAGGAGAATTCTGAAACCTTCGACAATTTGGAGCGAAAATCATTTTCCATCCAGTATACCGGTGCCGGGTCGGCAGCCACCATGACCATCGACCAAACAGCTGGCACGTTGACGACTTCCTGCACCGATGCCAGTGCGGATAATCTGAATTTCGACTTCGCCACCTATGACACGATTCAGGCCCTGGTCGATGCCATCAACGCCACGGGGGTATACGAAGCAACGGTCCTGACCGACAAGCCGAAGGCGGAAAACGCTACCGATCTCGATGCGGTTGCCGCTCAGGACATATTGACGGCCGCATATACGGTGAAAAGCGACCTGCAAGCAATCGTCGACCACCTCAATTCATATTCGGCCTATGTTCAAGCCGAAAAGGAAGCCGGCGCCGCTGTTGCCCCTGTCAATCAGGATTGGACGTTTTTGGCGGGTGGTACCAACGGGACCACGGAAAACAGCGACTGGCAGGGATGCTTTGACCTGCTCAAGACCATGGACACTCACCTGATCGTGCCGCTTACTTCCAGTGCCTCCATTTGGGCCATGGGAGAAACCCACGTCGATTACATGAGCGGTATGGACGGCAAGCTTGAACGCCGGCAGTTTGTCGGAGGGGATCTGAAATCGTGGGTTGCCGAAGCTTCGCGAACCACAAACGTCGATACGTTGCTTGCTGAGACCAAAGCATTGAACTCCGATCGAACCGTACATGCAGGCCTCGGCGTGAAACTTTACGACGAAAATGGTGATGCAAAGCGTTACCCGGCGTATATCACCGCTGTTATGTATGCCGGCATTGCAGCTGGCGGATCGCCGGTCATGCCGCTTACCAGGAAACATCTCAATTGCCTCGGCCTGGAAGTCGAATTGCGCAAAGGTGAGATCGACGATCTGATCAAGGGCGGGGTGGCAGTGCCAATCCCGGATCTTGTCAGCGGGTCCGGGTTTGTGATTTCCCGTCAAATTACAACCTGGCTACAGGATGATGACCTGTACCGCATCGAATTCAGTGTTGGACGCGGAGCCGATTATATTGCTCGCGAAGTGCGTAAGCGGCATGAAGAGTTGATCGGTGAGCCTGGCACGGAACAGCTCGACGCCACAATTATCAATGTCACCAATGCTGTGTTGGATGCTGCGAAACGGGATGGATATATCCGGAGTTATGACTCGAAAAAAACTCAGCTGCGTGGAGAAAATACGGAAAGGTATGTCGATTATAGTGCCAAGCCGGTATTGCCCGTAAACTGGATTTTCTCGACTTATCATCTCGAACCGGTCAGCTTCTCCATTCAACTGAGCGAATAAGCTAAACAATAGCGCCCTCGGAAATCCGGGGGCTTATATCGGGAGGTAACCGTGAAAAACACCATGACGGGGAACAGGGTTCTCCTGAAGTTAAAAGGCAAAACCATCGGCGGCGGAACGCAGAATGTCGATTTTAACGACGATTTCGGATTGCAGGACGTTGACGGTCTCGGAAGCCCGGAAACACAGGAACTTGTGACCGGCAAATTGACTCACTCCATTACCTTGAGCCGGTATTTTATCTACAACAAGAAGCTTATCGATCTCGGTATGGTACCGACTTCGGATGAAGTACTGACATCCGGGGTTCTGGAAATCGAGGTCATCGACAATGTTTCCGGGGAAACGTTGGAGCTTTACACTGGATGCAAGGCCGCAACGCATAGCCGTAGTTACGGCAAGCACATTGTATCTGGAGAGAACGCCAGCTTTCGCGCCCTGCGAAAATCCAAATAATAAATGCCCCGGGGGATTCTTCCCCGGGGAACTCTTTTTAAGGAGGATACATGCCTCAGGCGTCACAAGACCCTAACAAACATACGTTTTCCATCGCTCAAGTGATAAACCCCTTAACCAAAAAGCCTTTCGGGGATGAATACGCCGGGTCTTTCACCGTGCGCAGGCCTTCTCTTGCAGACAAACAGCGCATAGCTGTGAGGGATGCCGCAGCGATGAATACGTTTGGTCCTGTTGACCTCAATCATATAAGCGAAGGCACCAAGTTGGTGAGTTGGACCTTCTCAACGGTTCTGACCATTGGTGAAGAGTTGCCCGATTGGTTCGATCCGGAAAAACTGCATTCTGAAGATGACGAAATGGCTGTTCTGGCTGTGTGGGAAGAGGTGGCGAACTGGACGGGTACGTTTCGACGCAAAACTGGTAGCCCACAAAGCAGCTGAGACGGCGCGTAGCCTGCGGTATTGGTTCCGCCAACACTATTGTCTCGCCCCTACCGATCCTCGCTATCTGGCGATGACGGATGAAGCTATACACGAAGAGTACGAGGCTTATTGGGCGTTTCATGGCGAGCCACTGAAAATATGCCCGAAATGCGAGGCTGAGACGCATCGCCGGACTTGCCCATATTGCGGGATTAAACTGACCGGCGATAAACAGATGGACGATGTCATGTCCAGAGTAGAATCCGGTGAACAGATAGAAGACCTTGACGCACTGTTAAGGCCGGGTCCGAAAGATATTTCCGAAGAAAAGTTCGAACCTGTGAGGCCAGGGGATTTACCATGATTGGTATTGGCATAAATGTCGACGCTCACAAGGTGCAGCAAGCCAAGCGCGATGTCGGTTTTCTGAATGATGAACTCAGGAAAACCGAAGGGCTTGGTGAGGATCTTAACCTTGGCGATAAGGATCTGGAAAAATTTCAAGACCTGATCCATAAGCTTGGTGATGATATGCGGAGGCTCCGAAGCATTGCTGGCGCTGGTGACCGGCAAGGCGGGCTCCTCAAACCAGAGCAATTCGTCCAGGCCGAAAAGGTATCAAAGCAGATCAAAGAAAACTTCAAGGCCATTTCAGGGGATATCGGCAAGTCCCGTGAAGAGTTGTCACGACTCGTTTCTGAGAAGAAACGACTCACCAAAATTGGCGAATCTGGAAAATATGAAAGCCCGTCCGAGTTCATGGCGCGAACCGAGCGAATTAAAGAACTCGACGGGATGATCGAGCATCAGCAAGACTATCTCTCGAGGATCAACAAGTTTCAGGTACGGGCTGGAAGATATGGCCGGATGGCCGGAGAAGCAGGGGAGACCATAGGAGGATTCGGGACCCTGGAAGCTCCTGGCTTGGGGCATATGATCGGCAAGCGCGTGGTTGCTGGAGGGTTGGCTTTACTCGGCGGCATCAGTCTTATGAAACTTGCCAAGGATGCTTACGATCAAGGAGAGGCGTTTCGTCCCGCTGCAGCCGACCTGGTGATGCGCGGAGGAACAAACGTGAGAGCCAATGCCGGTTCTTACGGATACCTCCCCATGGAGCACTTACAACTTCTCGATGTTCTCAACCGGAATGTTGGGCTTGATGGTAACAACCTGACGCAGGCCGGAACCTCGGTGAAACAATTTTCGCGTGGTTTTGGTATCAGCCAAGACGTAACAACTGGATCTCTGGCCGCAGCGGTTCAGGCCGTTGGATTCTCAACGGCTGGTGCTGTCGAAAAACATTTAAAGCGATTGCAGGGGGCCGCCGTCAATAGTGGTGTTGGCGGCCGTGTTGAAGAGTTTCTTAGTCTGAATTCCAGGTTTCTTTCGAGACTGGCTCAAGAGACCGGTGGCCGCGAATTAGCTGGAAGGCAGATTGATTGGCTAACCGGGTTGCAAGCTTCTCTCTGGTCCAGGGATGGGATGGCCGGCAAGGGAGAATCGGGCGTCAGTTTCATGTCGGCCATGGACCAGGGCCTGCGTCGTGGCGGCAATAGCCCAGGAGAGCAGCTTTTTTTCTATCGTGCGGCAGAAAGAGCGCTAGGTCGATCCATTCGGACTCCGGAAGATTATGAGCGGTTCCTTCGCATGAAAGACGAGGGCATAAGGAATAAGGACTATTTACGTGCCAGTTTGGAACTCGCAAGGCAGGAATTCGGCGGAAATGAACAGGGAGGCCTTTCGACTGTTGGGCGTTTGACTGTGCGGAAACTGTTCGGATTGAGGGACGAACAGGTGCAAATGGCCAACGACATGCTCGAAAAGAATCTTTTTGATGAGAAAAATTACCAGCGGTTTTTGAGCGGAGGGGATCTTTCTGGCCGGGCCCAACTGGCCATGTCCCTTCCCGGGAATAAAAAAAGAGAAGCGGAAGCAAGGATCAAGGATAAAGAGCTTGGCCCTGGAGAAATGGCGGTCGATGCAATGACAACCCTTAAGGGGTCGGTCCTTGATTTATCGGATGCGATGGGAGATGCAGCTGGGAGGACAAGGGCGTTCCTGAAAGGTCCGGAACTTACACCTGAACAAATTCGCAGGCGAGAAGTAATGGGCATCAATATGCCTGGGGCCCCTGTTAACAGGGACGTAGAGTCAGATGTTTCAAAAGTCTTGGACCCATATCACCAAAAAAAGAAAAGAGGTGATATGAATGAGTTCGAGCTTGCGGAAGAATACATGAAAGAAGGCCAGGGGAGGGCAGAGTTTCTTGAAAAGCAGTCTGAACTAGTCGAACGACTGCAAGAAATAAGGGATGAACTCCGCGAACAGAAACAGGGGGTTTCACGGGTGAAAGTCATCAATCAACCAGCACACCAGATCCCTGCTGTCGATGGAAGTGGCTATTAACTTCCATGGCGGTTTAACAATTCTTCGACCAAAACATACATATGGCTACCGTTTGGCAAAAACCCCTGTTCGCCTGTTGAACTTTCTCGGAAGATTCCGTTCTCTTTTCGAGAAAATTTAATGGTGATGAACCCTTCAGCGTCTGTCATATAAACCGCGTCGTTATCGACAAAGGCCGCGAGCGTTAAGCCATCGCTAAACTCAACCCTGTAGCTATTCGGGGTTTTGTTTAAAGGTGTTACAGAGACATTTTCATCATTGGTGAAATTGATGCTGAACGGTTGATTCTTACGCCCATCGCACGAGGGTAGCGCTAACAATACCAGTAAAAAAGCGAGAACAATTCTCATGGCGTACTCCAGATTCAAGGCAGACCACAAGGTAATGGTATATCGTGCCGACAACGATTACCGTGGGGAAGACATCAGTGCGGACGTCGTTTCGATTCATACCAGCAAAACCTATGGGCCTGCGGCTGGGGGATTTCAGATTTTAACCACATTTAATCAACGATATCAAGGGAAACGATATGACGAGCTGATCAAACCGAACGATGTCATCCATATCATGTTGGACGGAGGAAAGGGCGATGGGCTGCAATCTGTGATGATAGGCCTCGTTAACAGGCCTTCGAGATGGATGCGGTCTGAGCACGAAGGAAAGCCGGTCAGAAGAGTAAAAATCGTCGGATTGGATTTCGGAAAACTACTGATCAAGCATAACTGCACGGCCGACGTATCACCGTTGACCGGCGCGATAGGTTCTGAAGACGTTATTCGTATCCAGCAAGGTGTTCAGTTCAGCGGGACGCCTGCGAACCTGGTAAAAAGCGTCTTCGAAAAACTGTTTTTAAACCAAGTCAGCTGGGCAACACCGTATTTTGTTTTTTCAGCGCCAGGCGACCAGGACAATTGGCAGACCTTCAATTACCCGATCCTTGAAGCTACGGGTTCCGTATGGTCAGCCATGAAGTCTGTTGCGAATGAGCCTTACAATATTTTGCACACGGAAACGTATGACGGGAAACTCCATTTAATCCTTGAGCCATATCCTTTCCATCAAACTACCGGAAAGCTCACCTGTGAGACATTTCACAAGATCTCTGACGAATACATTTCTTTTGAAGATCTAGGATGCAGCGATGAGGAAAGAATAAATTACCTGTTTTTCAAGGCTGAAATGGTGATGATTGATGGAGGAAGTATCGGGTCTCCGCTTCAATACACAACAGGGATACAGTACGATCCGGAGTCGATCAAAAAGCACGGCTTTTTGCCACACTACCCGGTAAGCAATTTTGCCCCTCCAGGATATGAGCCTCACACGAATGCAAACCCCGATGCTGTTCAGGCTGTCACGTCACGTGCCTTGGCTTTTTGGAATCGATTCAAAAACAATCATCTTCTCGAAAACGGAATTGTTTCCATCAAGGGAAACCCCAGCATAAAGACTGGTAACGGGATCGTGAGGGATGACAACATGGAATATTTGGCCGAAAAGGTTGGTCATCATTACGAGTATGGTCAGTCGTATTTCACGAGTCTAGGCCTGACCAGGGGGCAAGATCATGGAAAAAACTAGCGGGGCGTATAGCCAGGCTGGCATGAGTCAACCGAAGGCTGTTCAGGAATCCGAATGGTCTTTTGGTCTTTTGCTTCGCGGCGTAATACGTGGAGTTCGGTACAAGGACACGTCTGATAGAAAACTGACCGTAGTCGATGTCTATATTCTTGATCGAACCGGTCGAAAGACAGAGGGCGGAATCCTTTATAACGTTCCGCTGATGTACGGCAAAATGGGGCTAGATAACGGGGAAGAGTGGACCCCTGGAAAAAACGATTTTGTGGTTGTCGGATTTTTCAACCGGAACCTCCGAGATCCTGTGGTGCTTGGTTATCTTGCCGGGCCCAACAACACTATTCAGGCCAACGTATCCCAAGATAAAAGGTCGTTCAGGAAGCGTAGCGGGACTTGGGAGGAGGTCGACAAGGATGGCAATCGAACAATCCATGTCGCCAAGAACGATACCCTTGAAGTTGTTGGAGACGGTATGATTACCGTTGGAGGCAATGTCACCGTGCATGTCCACGGACAGGCTGATATTTCCGTCGATGGCCCGACAACCGTAACAACTCCAATAGCGACAGTGAATGCAGAAACCCTTGTTAAGCTTGATACCCCGACCACACATCTTACCGGGAACCTGGCGGTAGACGGGGGCATCTCCTGTTCGGGGACTTACGGGGACAGTGGCGGGAAGATCCAAACCCCTGGCGATATCGAATCGACCAGTGGGGATGTGAAAGATAAGGTCCGTTCCATGGCTGGCGACCGAAGTATTTATAACGGTCATGATCATACTGGGGATTCTGGAGGGACGACAGGGGCACCGAATCAGGAGCAATAGTTTATCTTTTAAATACACACCAACGGATTTTGCTGCACAAGCTGCTTGATATGGGAAGCAATTAAGGCTATTTTTCCGCCATGATGATTAGAGACCAAAACCTTCCATTCATGTTCGAGGTGTGGCCCTCCAATGGGGGTGCGCCAGATGCCAGTTTTATTCTCCCGATCAATCCGGAGACCTATAAGATTGTGCATCCGACAAAGGCAAATGTGACCCACACGAAAGATGGCGGATGGGAGGATAATGCTGGTCCTGGTCTCCCGAAGATCTTTATCCAGGGAACATTTGGGTATTTGGGAACCCTTCCGGGCGGTGGGGGGCGGCACCTTCAGCAAGAGGAAAAAAGCGGCTGGGATCTGTTCAAAGAGTTTGAAGCGGATATTTTCTTCTCTTTTTATAAAAGGTTCGGAATAAACGGGACAGCATCGGAGCCGCCATATCCCGATCTGCGATTTTACAATTTCACCGATGAAGATTTTTTCGCCGTTCAGATAAAACGTTTCGAAGTTGTCCGATCCATCAAGCGGCGATTCCTGTATCAGTACACGTTGGAAATGACGGCCTTGCGCAGGCTGGACAACATTGACGGGGACGGGGATGGCCGCCTGATCGCCAAGGACTCCTTACCTGACGCTTTGGATGAGGTTGAGGAGCCGGATGTTGAGGAAGTAAGCCTGTGGAAGCGCCTGCTCGCAGGATATACCTCTATCTATAATTCCATTTCCGATGTTATCAACACGGTCGACGATCTTAGAAGTACCCTTTCAACAATACGAACGGCAGTGTCCGCATTTCGACAGGGCGTCTCCGATTTTATCGAGGCTCCCTTCGGGTTGGTCGGTGATGGGATCGATACGGTCGATTCCATCACCGACAAGGTTGTCAGCCTGGAAAACTTGCCTCACGAATTCACCGATCTTATGCGGCGTCAAAAGCGGAAACTTCTTTCTTTAAAGCTGCATTCCAACCTGTTTCAAACATCGACTTCGGCGACCGCTTCAGGAGAAACGTCTTCTTCCGAATCTGTTGAAATCATGACCGGTTCGTTTCCAGACAGTCAGATTGCAGCAACTGAGGGAGTTATCGTCATGGATACTCCCGAGACCAATCTTTTTGATTCCTCACTGGAGTCTACCGAAGATGTATCGACGGCCGAAGAACCGATTTTGAGCAATGACACACTCGAAACGGTGGCATTGAGAACTATGGGTGATGCAAGGCAGTGGCATCGGATAGCCTTGCTTAACGATCTGGAATATCCGTTCATCGTTGGAGAAGATCCGTTCGAGTCCGTAACCGAAACGCTCGGATCTGGATATTTGCAATTTTCGGTTGAAGCTGGCCGCCGACAAATCTATCTCATCGGTACCGTGCCACAGAAGGGTGAGATTCTGCTGTTGGTGAATAGCGAAGTCCATGAATACGCATGCGTTGAAGACGTGGATCAATTTGAGGGCGTTTTGGTCTCTCTCGAGTCACCGTTACAAAACGCATTTGCGGAAGGTGATGAGGTTTCCAGGCACGAACGTCTTTTGACTGTTCTCCGGTCCGGAGACAAAGTCAAGATACCAGGTAAACGTGGTTCCGGGGCCGCCATTATAGGGTCCGATGATGTTTTCGCAGCGCAACTATACGGGACGGATGAATTCCTTGACAGTGATGGGTTGCCCAATGACGACCGGACAGGCGGGGTAGCCTCTGTTTCCGGATTCGATAATTTGGAAATGCAGTTGCGGCACAGATTGATGACCTTACGCGGAGAGTTGGCGATTCTTGGGCACCCTGGATATGGGTGCATTTTGCCTTTGTTGATCGGTCAACTTGGTACTGATCATATTTACGAACGAGCAAAGCTGGAAGGGAAAATAACCCTCCTGCAGGACCCTCGTATAGAGAAGGTGCATAACATAGATTTCAGCGTTGAAGGGACCGCCATTTATGTCGAAGCCGACGTTTTACCCATTAACCAGAACTCTCCTCGCCGTATGAACATTTTGCTGGTTTCGTAGGCCTGAAGTGCTTGCCATGGGAAGCACTTGCGGATAATCTTCCCCGACAAAGGGAGCTTTATGTCGTTTTCAATTATCAAAGCAGAGACTCGCCTGGCGAAGATGGTTACATGGTTCGGCGGAATTCAGCGCCGGATTACTGATTTCGTTGTGGGGAGCATTGTTCGGTCCAAGTTCGAGGCCATTGCCGTTGAAATGGAGTCGCAAGACCTCGAATTTTACCGTGCGATTAAACGAGCTATAGCTGTTTCCATCTACCAGGCTTTCGATTATTCCTTGGTGGCCGCTGTCAGGGCATCAGGAAGTGTTACGTTCTCTGCGGCACAAGCCTCTGATATCGATATTACCATTCCTCAAGGCACACAAGTTGCCACCGTCTCTTCTGGAACGTCCGAGGAAAAGATTTACGAAACTCTCGAATCTGCAATTCTTCCGGCTGGTGAAACCAGCGTATCTGTTCCAGTGTCATGCACCGAATCCGGCACCGTAGGAAATACCGGTATTGACACCGTCACCGTTCTGAAAAACACCATTTCCGGGATCGACAGCGTCACAAATCCATCTGCATTTTCAAATGGCGCCGAAAAAGAAACCGAAGCGGAACGTCAAATCAGGTTTCGCGAGTATATTTCGACTCTTGCCAAGGGAGTCGATGAGGCCATTGAGTATGGTGCCAAAACTGCCTATATCACCGACAGCAACGGGAACATTATCGAAAAGGCTACCCATGTTCATGTTGTGGATGCGCCTGCATTAACAGCCGGCTTCTGCGATTGTTTCATTTATAACGGTGTGGGGTCGACTTCTGACGATCTGGTAGATGAAGCACAGAAAATCATTGACGGATATGTCGATTCAGACGGAAACCGGGTGGTCGGTTGGAAAGCGGCTGGCGTTACATGCACTGTTCGCAAAGCAACGGAAAAGAGCCAGGACGTTACAGCCGTTTTATACCTGCTGGCAGGTTATGACGAAGACACTGTCATTGCGTCTGTGGAGTCGGTCATCGATGAATACCTTTCAGGACTTGGAATCGGCGAGGACATTATACGGCATGAACTGATCGAAAGGATCATGGCCGTTGACGGCGTTTATGATCTGGGAATGCCGTTGCCGGCATCCAACATTGCTGCACAAAATCTTTCCGATGCGACTTTTGACGGAACCGGTTTGGATGATCTAGTCCATTCCGGGGAATACTCTGGCGACGGTCAATCTCAGTTTGTGGTGGAGATGGACGCTTCAGGAACAACCGATACCTTCCGGTGGTCCAAAGATGGAGGAGAAACCTGGGTTGATTCCGGCGTAGCTATTACAGGAGAAGATCAAACCTTAGCCTTTGGCATTACTGTATCTTTCGGAGCGACAACCGGTCACACAGTAGGTGACAAGTGGAGTTTTACTGGTACCGGCGCTGTTGTTTTTTTGCCGGGCACTGTTTCAACAACGGGAGCCTAAAGCATGGGTGTATTTAAGCGCCTGCTTGGGCGTTTGCACAGAGTTTTCAATAAAGATCCCGGCAAAGTCGGTGTCATTTTCGTTTCGTACAGTGGTGGAAGCTGTTTATTGACCATATCCAAGCTCTCCCTTACCACCAAAACGAACGATGCCGAAGCGTGTTTGGATATCGATCTGTCGGAAATGACTCTCGACGATCTTGTCGAAGAAATCAATCAGCATACTGGATACTCGGCCGGTATTGTCGCCGGTGATTTGACGCAAGAATGCCCTGTTTATGATGGTGGTGTTGAAAATTCAATTTTCGAAGAAACCCTGGATGGCGGGACGGTAGAGGACGAGGAGATCGAGTTTACCATCATCGGGGCTACGCATCATAACGATTTGCTGGCCCGGGGGCTTTATGAGGAAGCCAACCTTGATATCTCAAACGAGGCCATCCTCTATTATCCGTCCAATTTACTATGGGCCGAAATGAGAACGGCCGGATGGATGCTCGATGAGCAGGCCGAACGGGTGAAAGATGCAGAGAAGCAACTTTATCTGGACAAGGCTTCAGGCTATTGGCTCACCCATTGGGGAAAAGAATGGTTCGGGATAACGAAATATAAGGATGAATCCGACGCCGATTATGCGGTGCGAGTCATTTATGAACTCATTCGCCCGAATCAGAACAACAAAGCTCTTGAAATCATCATTCAGGATGTTTTCGGAGTGGATGCAAAAATCCGCGATGCTTGGCCGAACCGAGATGAACTAGAACCGGAGGTGAGACCAAGTGCTCCCGGACATTTCCTTTTGGAAATGGAAATTTCCAATGATCTGACATCCGACGAAGCTCAGATTTTGATCGACCAGATAAAGGATGTCGTGCGCCGATACAAAGCCTCCGGAACCGATTTCATGCAGACGGTTTTGCGAAAATACATTGAGCGTATTGAGACCCTTTCGGTCTCCGAGGTTTTGGCCATAACCTCTTCCGTGATGCAGGAAGAATCATTTCAGCCCGGTCCTGTTTATTGTGGTGCTGCCTGGATATGCGGAGCGCCAAACCTGTATTGCGGCACAAACGACGCCATTATGGAGCAGGCGTTTGTCAAGGTCATCGATGCTTCTGACGAATCAATAACCGAACGGTATCTTTTTGGGGGCTAAGAATGGGGTCTTTTGAGGCACTTCTTTTATTGATAGGTGTGGTTGCGGTTCTCGCAAGGGTACGGTCCTTTTTAGAAAAAGTCGGCATGAGAGGCGATGTCAAAGTCTGGATGGTTGACGCCTCTACAGGTCAACGAGTTCTCCTTGAGGAAAAGAAAAATCTTATTGTCAACGGCGGTAGAACCCTGATGGCAAAGATTTTGGGTGGCGATGTTTCCTACAAAAACCTTGAGCATCTTACAAAAATAGCTTTTGGCACCGACAATACGGCGGCAGGCGGGACGCAAACCGGATTGATCGATCAACAGTTCGTCGCTGATGCCACGGCGGATTACCCGGCGTTTAACCAGGTCAGGTTTACAGCAACAATGGAGGCCAACGAAGGCGGAAGCTACCAATATCAAGAAATCGGATTGTTGTCAGACGCTACCGAAAAAATGTTCAGCCGCCTCGTCATTTCTCCCATAACCAAGTCTACGGCCTACAAGATCCAGGTCGAATGGACGATTTCGTTTCAATAGGGGGATGAACATTGAGAATCCCGTTGGTATATGAAGAAATTTTCCAGTTTGTTAATAATGAAACTGAGCTGAATGAGGATAGCATCAACGAGCCTCACAACCAGTTATTGGCTAGCCTGAAGGCCTTGGCTGATGCCATATGGTCTACTGGCGATGTGAAAGTCACTCTCAAGAGCGTGGCGGATGCCGGATGGATTCTGGCTGATGACGGCACCATTGGGGATGCTGAGTCTGGAGCGTCGAATCGAGCAAATGCCGATTGTGAAGAACTGTATACCCTTTTGTGGAACGGTTTCCCTGATACCGTAGCTCCCGTTACAGGGGGGCGCGGAAGCTCCGCAGCAGAGGATTGGGCAGCCCATAAACCCATCCAGGTCGGCACCATTGCCGGCCGTGCTTTAGCCGTTGCCGGGGCAGGATCAGGCCTTACGGCAAGGGCTCTCGGAGAGATCCTTGGTGAAGAGACTCATCAGCTAACCATCGAGGAAGGTCCCGAACATAAACATACGATTCCGTGGGGTGAAGGCACGTGGACGCCTCCATGGGGTAAAAACACAAATTATACCAACCAGTCAGGTAGTGGCGAAACGGACTCTGGGAATACCTGGGTATATTCGGAGCCGGTAGGCGGCGACCAGCCACACAACAACATGCAGCCGACCATGTTTTTGAACGTGATGATCAAGCTTTAAAAAGAATCGCGAGGTATTTTCTATGACTGCAGCTGAAAAAATCGTCGAAATAGCCCAAAACGAAGTTGGAGTGCGCGAAGAGGGTGGCAACAACTGTGGCGATAAGGTGCGAGCCTATCAGAAAGCCACCTGGCTCAAGCCTGGCCCTTGGGCCTGGTGTGCCGCTTTTGTTGCCTGGGTTCTGAAAAGATCATTGGAAGATCCGGCATTACTTGCCGCTCTCGGGTTGTCGGAAAAAAAGGTGAAAAAGTGGCGGTGTCGCGATGCATCGGCTTTTGGATGGGAAAAGTGGGCGCGGCAACATGGGCTTGTTGTCCTCTCTGAAGAGGAACAGGCCAAGGCGGGCGATATCGTTATTTTCGACTTTTCGCACATTGGCATTGTTGCGTCTGATCAGAAAGGAGATTCCATCGAAACGATCGAAGGAAACACAAATGGTAAAGGGGACAGGGATAGCCGATCCGGTGACGGCGTGTGGCGCAAGACCAGATCGAGGTCCCTTGTTAAATGCTATATCCGGATTTTTTCTTGATGAGAGTGCTTTTTATATAAAGCACTTCCAGTGAGGGAATTGCATGATACTTGCCACTGTCGCCATGGCAGCCGAGCAACAGACACCTGTAATCAACTTCCCGTGGGAGCAATTTTTTTTGTGGCTTGCGACATTCATCATCATGGGCCTGCTTGCCCTTCTTTGTTATTACTACCGGCTGGCGAAAAAGGGTAGGGAGGATTCCGTAAATAACGCAATCACCGCCTTGAATACAGGCTTGGATAAGCTTGGACAGGAGTTGGGAGTCAGGATTAACAAACTTGGCGAAGACTTTAAGGATACGATCACCGAGATCTTTCAAAAGGTGAATAAGCATGGGGAGGAATTGAAAGCCGCCGGAACTCGTTGCGAGGAACGTACTGGCGCGTTTGATCGTCGTCTTGATGGTCAAGAACGCCGAATGGATGAGTTCATAAGTGTGCATCAAAGAGATCATATTGAACTGGATAGAAAGGTTGAACGACTGGAAAGGGGTCAGGTATGAAACGTGTTCTTTCCATCGACGGTGGCGGGATCAGGGGGCTGATCCCGGCCATTGTGTTGTCAGAAATTGAAAAACGTTGCAACTGTAAGGCTGTTGACCTGTTCGACCTGTTTGCTGGAACCTCAACCGGAGGAATTATCGCTCTTCTTCTGACAGCCGGCTATTCTGCAGAAGAGGCTGCCAATATGTACTTGGAGAACGGTGATAAGATCTTTTCTAGGCCGCTCAGCCACCGCATATTGTCCATGTGCGGTCTTTCTGGTCCGAAATACGGCCACCTCAACCTTGAATCTATTCTGCAGGATTTCCTTGGTGGAGTACCGATGGCCGATGCTGCAAAACCGGTGATGGTTTGCAGCTATGATGTCCTGGAAAGGAAGCCGTTTTTCTTCAAATCTTGGATAAAGGGAACCATGTCCGTTCATATGCGAACGGCGGCCCGGGCAACCAGTGCGGCTCCAACCTATTTTGAGGCTTTCCCATTGTGTTTTGATGGATCTCAGAAGTTGCTTGTTGATGGTGGAGTGGCAGTAAATAATCCAGCTGCTTCCGCAGCGGCTGAAGCCTTGAAACTCTGGGAAGACGACTTGCTGGTTGTGTCTTTGGGTACGGGGCAGCATACGAGGAGCTTGGAAGCCAAAGGCTGGGGTCTCACCAAATGGGCGGTTCCGATCATCGATGTTTTCATGGACGGTCAGTCCGACGTTGTCGACTATCAACTAAGGCAATTGATCGGGAAATCGTTCGTGAGGCTTCAAACTGAACTCAATGTCGCATCTGATGACATGGATGATGCCAGCCAAGAAAATATGAAAAAATTGATCCAGGAAGCAAAACTTTTGATAGAGCGTGAATCCGGTCTTATTGATGCTCTGTGTTTTCAGCTATCATTCTGATCTAATTTCTTTTCAAGGCTTTTCAACATTGCATCCATCACGGCATGGGATTTTTCAAGTTCGTTTTTCTCCGTTATTGCATCCTGCAGACGGTCCTTTAAAGATAGGCATTCATCTTTTGCCACACCGTAAAGCGCATCGCTGGCCGCAAGTTTCTTTTCGAGTTCAGCGATGCGCTTTTTCTCATCCTGAATGACAAGGTTGAGTTTATTTTGTTTTTCCTCGGCGTCGGCAAGCAGGTCGCCAGCTTCGTCGACCTGGCGCCGTAGATCGTTGATGAGATCTTTGCTTTCATCCCGTGCGATGGAGACGTGGCGTGCGATTTCAGCCTCGAGGGATTTGCGAAACGCCGGCGATACACCTTGAAGAGGAAGCTCTTTTTTACCCTCCTGTTCTTGCCATGTCCGATAATGTTTCAAAACCGTTGACATTGATCCGCCGGTTTCTGCATGGATGGCACGGACGCTTATTCGCCGGTTTTCGGCTGCCAGCATATCGCACACTTCTTCCACCTGACGATAGGTAATCCCTTCTCGTGGCATTGTATCCTCCATGAATAACGTTACGCTACGGATAACGTTACGTTATCTACAAGGTGTTATGCTTTCCGTTTTGCTCTCTTTCTGTTTCTGCGATTATGATACCGGCAGATATATCCGCGAACTTCTTGCCAGGTAAGGCCAAGTTTCGCCGCGAGATGATTAATCTCAAGGCCGGTAATTTTGCGGCCTGAAAGAGAGTTGACACGTTGGTCGATAACGGAAGCTTGATCGGAAGTCATTTATCACCTCGCTCTATTTTTATGCCGATGATTGCCACACTGTCGGAAGCCTTCGGCCCATAGCAGGCAAGAAAATCTCTGCGTGCGACTTGGTCAAGTTCATCTATGGGTTTTCGCTCGAAAGAGACCACTATGCCTTGCAACCGTCTCTTTTTTCCATAACCATGGCTCAGTGTTGCCGGTCTACCGGGAAAACATGTTTTTTCGTTCCATCGTTGCCCATAATTGCGGTATTCCTTGTCTTTCTCTCCACTTTCGAACCTTTCGAAGGGTTCCGTAAAAAGTGGGATGAAAAGTGGTTTAATCTGGTCCCCATCTTTTTGGATTGATTCGCCCATCACGCCACCTTGACCTTCCCTGGTTCCAAGAGAATCTGGCCATCTGCCATGGCAACGAGTTCGGGCGTCTGAGTAATGAAGAGTTCGCGGCTGTGGGTGCCGATCTCCATGGCACGTCTCTTTACGGCCAGGAATTCGACCTTGCGTGCGGCATCAAGTGCGCCATCCTTTTCATCGCTGAACAGTGTTCCGAAAGCGCGGTCGGACCGATGAATATTGAAAAGGCAGATGGCCCGGGTGATGGCATCTTCAATCCAGGTACATTGCCCGCCAGACATTTCGGTAATGGACTTAACCTCGTCGGTCTCGGCATCGAAAACAACGATGTCGAAATCTTCCTTCATGGATCCGTCGGCTTTGGCCGACTGAGTCTCAAGACGCACGGAAAATCGCGGACCATAACAAGCGTTGAGAAGGTCGTTGGCAATGGCGGCTATGCTCGGCCCGGCATCGTCGATTTCCAGGGCAATAATCCCGTCATTGCTACATGCCTTTGCAAGCACCTTCCAATTGACAGTTTCATGGTCGATCTTATCCCTCGTGGCAACAAGTGTTTCCTTTTTGGTTCGCTTGACGGCGAAGGTTTCAAGCTGACCCTGGACCTTTCCAAGCTCTGAGTGCAACCTCTGAAGGTCCATATCGGCATCCTGTATCTGCTTTTCGGATGTCTTTATGGACTCATTCAAGGACATGATCTTATCAGCAAGGTCTTCAGACAGGGAGGCGCGGAGATCGTAGGCCTCGTTTGCAATTTCGGCTAGACGGCAATCGATATCGTTCAGTTTCCCATCAAGAGAGGCCAATTCTTTGGCGAGTTCTCGCTTGGTCTCGGAACGATCTTCCTGGGCCTTTATGACAACCAGTTTATTCCGTTCTATGCTCTTGTCTTTGCGTTCATCGAATCGCGCAACGGCTTGGGTACGCTCCTCACAGATACTGTCGGATTCTGCGGTAAGGGCGGTGATGTCGGATTCTGCTCGGTCAAGATCGGGAATCAATTTTGTCCATTTGGAAATCTCCGCCAAACTGGTTTCGAGATTGGCAATGTCCTGCCTTAAATTACGGATGACCCTCTCGCAGTTCTCAAGGTCGTCGGGAACGTTTTCCAGAGGTTTTATGGCATCGAGGATTCCCTGATTGTCCTTTTCCAGATCAATGATCGTTTTGGGTGTTTCCCTGGCGGTTGCAAGAAGGTTCTCAAGCCGTGGGATGTCATTTTTTGCGGCAACGGCATCTGATACGAATCGACAAGAAGGGTTTACCCAGCCAGTTGCATCGTTGCGACAGTCGACCCCCTCTAATTTAGAAGCTTCCCGGCGGGCTGTATCGAGATCCCTTTCCGCCATGAGAATGTTTTGCTCATGATCTTTTTTCGCTATGGAGAGATTGTTTCTGATTTCGGTTTGTCGACGGTTCAAGGATTCGAGTTCTGCGGATTTTTCAGCGAGAGTGCTTCGTTCAGACTCGGCTGTTTCGATATCGGATTTCTTGGAAGTGATGGAAGCCTTGACTTCTTCTTCCTCTTTGACCTTTTCACGGATGGCCTCAGCGTTATCGGCAATTTTCCGGGCCCGTTCCAGGCGTTTATTCACCTCGTTTAAACGTCCGTCAATCCGCTGCAAAGATTCGGTCGCTTCATTTTCGAGGTCAGAGGTTTCTTTCTCCAGGGCCGCATTGGCATTGAATATGTCTATGCCAATGCGCTCCAACCGTTTGTTGGCAGAGGCCTTTTTGTCGGCAATTTGTTCCTGGACCTGCAAACGATCCTGACGGGTTTTTTCCGCATCGGCATCCAGTTTGCCGAGCCGTTCTTCGTCGGTTTTTCTGGATTCCTGGCGCTGTTCGCATTCAACCAGAGATTTGCGAGATCCGGCCACTTGGATCTTGAGGTTTTCGACCTCCACATTGCGGGCATCAATGCTCGTCCGAATATTTTTCTCGCAGGCCTTGATTTGGTCTTCACCGGCAAGATCCATTTCAATGGACTCGATATCAAGGCCGAGTCGGGCGGATCGATCAGTAAGGGCGGAAACCACCTGACGTGCTTTTTCACCCTGTTCCTTGATGTGGTCGATATTCAACAATTCGGTAACGATCCCGACAATATCACCACGGGTATAGTCCGACAGGTTTTTTGCCCCCTGGCTCCGGAAAACACTGGAAAAAAACAGGGTGGGGGAACCGCACACCTTTTCCACGGCTTCATCGTAGGTGCGGGTTTTCCCGTCGTTGAGTGGGTGCCACGAGAACTTACTGCCTGAATTCTCGGAAAGTGCGACGTCTCCACGGTACAGGTAAGCCTCCTGTTTGCGGCGGTCGGCATCGATCATGACCACGGAGTGATACCAGGTACCACCAATTGAAAAGATCACTTCCTTCAGGGCGTCCGATCCATAACACTGGTCGTAAAAGCTAAAGGCGTTGGGGCTCCAGTCCTTGGCTTTTCGGAGTTTGTACGGCATGATTCGATAGGGATGCATGTTGTCCATAAGAGTCGTTTTTCCCATGCCATTGCCACCGACGATAGCAATGAGACCCATGGGCATTTTTTCGAAATCGATGGTGATTTCTTCAAGGCCGATACCGGCACGCAATCCTTTAAAACAACGAAGCCGAAGAGTATGCAAAATCATGAATAACTCCTAGTTTTTGGGTTTCCTATTGGTTACGCAGCATCCGATTGTGATGCATTTAACTCGACATCCTCATAGGAGAGGATGATGCCGTTTTTACCGGGACCTTTTTTGACGTGTCCTAGAGACGGAACGAAGATGATATATTCACCAAGGTCAAAACGAATTTCAGTAATCTCACCGGCGCGAGGTTTTCCCAGATAATCAATTTTCACTGAGTCTCCAACAGAAAATCTCGGGCGGATATTGTGCCAAGCAACCCATTTTCTTATAACGTTTTGAAGCAATGAATGTCGGATGCTGAACACACCATCGAGAGCATCGATGATGTCATCATCGATTGTCCAATCGCAGTAATCATCAAGGTATTTGGCTATGTCGTATGCGACATAGTTTCTCTCATGTTCCAAAGCTTCTTTAAGATCTTGGACAACCTCTTCCAATTCGAGGTAATCACCTCCGCAGGCTCGAAGAACCCCGGGGGCAAGTTCCTCTGCAACAGCTTTCCACGGTATATCTTTCAACTCAGGTCGTTTCACGATTCATTTCCTCCTTCAGCCATTTGGTAACGTTCGCTTCCGCAATCCTTCCCCCGTTATCCGGCATGGTGGCAACGAATTTTTCCTTGAACATCTGATAATAGGTATCGGCTATTGAAAGCCCAACGGCGTCGGCTAATATCGATCGAGCCAGGTCCGCAGGTCCGCTGCCGGAATATCCATACCCGAAGCCGGTTGGGGAGTGATAAACGATATGTCTGAGGTCGTAAGCATTGGCACCATTCACAACATAGGCCTCAACGCCAAGAATCCCCCTGCGGATGACGTATTCCTTTGTTCCAGGAGTATCCTTCATGACCATCTGGTCTTTGGGCCAGGATTGGGGCGGTAACCTCACTTCTCCACCATTTGCGCAGTCTTCGGAAAGCATTTTCTTGAGGCATGACGGGCCGATTTTCCTTTCGACAGATTCGGGATCTGTAAGCAGCCTGCCGCATATTCCGCAATGCTCAGACATGGCAAAAATCCTCCCGTTGAACCTGGGCTATGAAGTGCTTCTTGGCAACGTTCACAGCATCGCAGGCAATACCTTCCACGGTGGACGATGCAACCTGGCACAAGTCGCTGATTTTGTTTTTCAGCCAATCAAAATCACCGACAGGATATTTTTGCAGATGCTTGAGGACTTTGGGGCGCACGGCCTTATCGGTAATGGTTTTGGCCAGGGCCTCAATTTCCGTCAAATTGAAATCGAGATCCTGAACATCCAGATAGTCCTTCATGTGTTCGATGATCATGGCGTTAAGCAAAGTGGCACCGCCTCCAACTTCTGTTGGATAGTCAATAATGTCACTTTGAGGATCATAACTGTATTCGTTCGATTTCATTGGCACCTCAGAAATTAAGAGCCTGCTGGATATCCTGCTGTTCTTCCTCTGCCGTCTCTTCGGTAGGGTGCAGTTCGATGGTGGCAGGCCCCTTTTCAACTTGTGCCATCGCCTCGGCCGTCAACTCTTCAACATCCCGGCCCTCAATCACGGCCGCAATGTCAAGAGTCCTCGAGGGAATATTCTGATCTGCAGCCTCACCCCAGCGGAGAATTTTTTCAGGCAGGGTCGAAAGACGACTGATGCCTGCCGCTCGTTGACGAATCATGGGGATGATTTGGCATTCAATTTTGACTTTGCTGGCCCCTGCGTCGATAAATCGCCGTTCAAGGTTGGCTCGATCAATCTTGTGTTTTTCCTCTTCGGGAATGGTGTAGCGGAAACGCACATCGGCGCCATGGCAATCGCGTTCACATTCGTCGGCATTTTTTTGGATTGTTTCAACGCCGCCATCATTCCAGTCGCATTCATACATGGCGAAACGTCTGGACGGAGTTTCTATGATTTCGGTGGTCAATAACTTTTGACCTTTGAATTCGGCAAAAATGAAGCACTTGGACTCTTTTTCGCCAAAATTCATTCGGCCTGGCGACCCACTGTAAAAAATATTCCCCGGGAATTTCTGGAATTTGTGGACATGCCCCATGGCAACATAATCGAAACAACCCTGGATGATATCGTTGACTCCATACTCCATATCTTCGCCAATGGCCGTTTGACCGCTGGAGAATTCGGCACCGGTAATCATGCCGTGACCTACCATGATACGGGGAATATCGAGATTTCTGGCGTTGATATCGCCAATGGCGGTGAACATGTCATGAAAGAGGGTAGACGCTTCGGCGTTGGACTGTTTGATGCCAAGCCCTTCGGTTTGAGCAATCAAGCTGGATTTGTCCAACGAAGGGATACATGTGAAAACGGCAAGAGCCGGCCCTCGCTCGGGATCCTCCACGGTAGCGAAGTAAAATGGTCCATTCAAAGGTGACCGACAAAGTGCCACCATTTCAATTTGGTCGGAAACGTGAATGGGGTGTTTTGCCTGAAGGTGCCGGAATAAATAGGGTGTGTCCCGATCATGGCTTTTTGTGCCACGGATGATGACAACCGGGGCGATATCGGCGGCACGCTGAACGAAGGAAATAGCTGCCCTTGCCGCGTCGGAATCAATACGGATCCTTCCGTCATGTTCATCTACCGTGTCGCCGGCAATAATAATAACATCGGGCCGGTTTGCGGCGGCCTTATCGAGAATAAAATCGGTGGTTCGAATGCTCTCTTCAAGCTTGTCCTGGGTATTGCTGAAATGACAGTCTGCAGTATGAAGAATTTTCATGGATGGCTCCTTGTTTATTCAAAGGGGAGATCGTCTTCAGGGGAAAAGGCGCTTTGGTCGCTTCCGAGACCAGCGTGGATGTCCAAGACATAGGACACGAAATATTCCTTTTCTTCCTTCAGGCGCTTTTTCACTTCTTCGCACAGAGGGCGAAGGTCTTCAGCTGTCATTTTGTCGATCGGTTTTGGAAAATCATGAACGACATAGGAAGCAAAAGCATCCCATGGCAAACCGGCCCACTTAATCGCAGCATGCAAGTATTCATTGAGTTTGACGACCTCAGGGTCATCATTCCCGAAAGGCGGTTCTTCGGCTCCATCATTTTTGTTTTCGGAGGTTGGTTCCGGATCAGGTGAGGCCGTGGCACTAGAAGGGTGGTCTTCTTTTACCTGAGTCTGACCGTTAAACATGGAAACAGCTTGGAATCCCCTTGTTATCGATTGTTCCGCATGTCGTGCGAGATCCATCAGGTCGACAGACGGCTCGATGGTGACAATCCACTGGTTTTGGCGCTTACCATCGGGGGTTTTGACTTCTTCCTGCACCTTGCAGATTTCCAAGAACGGCTGGCCGTTGATCAGGCCGTTAAATCTGCCGAGAATACCGATAATCCGTTTCAGATTGGCTATGGCGTCGGAAAGCCCATACCAAGAATTGGTGGGAATGATGACTTCCCCCATGCCCCTAACGCCGGGGATGTTCACTTTATACAGGCCTCCGAAAACGCACCTTTTTGCGGCATAGGCCTGACATTCAGGGCCTCCAGGGCAGGGGCGGATTTGCCAATCGTCCTTTTTGGGTTTTTTGATGTCCTTGGGCACAAACCGGCACATCAGGTCATCACCCTCATAAAACGAGGCGGCTCGCACGTTCCCACCGCCATCAAATGATCTAAAGTTGTGAGGGATGACCAAATGCAGTTCGCCAATCGGAAACCATACCGGGATCCTTCTTACTTTCCCGTCATCATCTGCATATTTTTCGATGATCATTCTCGCATCTGCAGGGTTGCGGAAATCGATTTCACGGACGGTGAAATGATCGGTGTTGCTCGGCCGCAGTTTTGATCTCTTTGGCGGATCGCCACCCATGGCCTTATCGATTTCGTCAAAGGTTTTGCCCTTAGACAAGAGGTCGCTGTAAATTTGTTTTTCTCGGTCGGTACAGCGAGACAAGGGAACTTTAATCCCGGGCCGGATGATCCCTGAATACCTGATGCGTTCGCGGTCTCCAAGGATCATCCGGACTTCGTCAACATCGCCGTGTTCGATAATGGAAGCTACGGCTGGGGTGTTGGGAAGATCTTCCCGTTCTTCAGACATTCTGCTACTCCTTTGCTTTCTATGTGCAGCACATGGCGCACAGTTATGCCCCAGGGGATGGGGCAATAGAGCGTGCCGAAGACGGGGAGCCGACGGCGGAGGGCAGGGCGCTCGGGGCTAATTTTCTTGGCGTCAAACTCGCTGTTGATGCGGGATTTGAGGGGACGCCTGTTAGAGGGGTTGTGCCTTTCTTTTGCCTGTTATAAACACTTCAAAGAATTATGATGCACATGCTCCAGGAGGATGCAGTTCCAGGCGCAATTGGCCGAGTATTTCATCGAGGTGAGATGACTTTTTGAATGCGCTTGCGCGTTTCAGTACCGACAATCCCCAGGAAATGAAGGTGTGGTATACCTCATAAATTTCCTCTTCCGTTTCGGCGATATAAAAGCCGCCAGTACATGAGCCTATGGGAATGTGGTGTTCTTCAACTAAACTCTTCACCACGTCGCGGGCCCGGCGGTCGGGTATCCCCGTGGTTCTTGTGATGTCTGCAACAGGTATAGAGTTGATTTTGCCTTTACGGCAGACAATCAGTTTCACAACCCTTTGTTGATCTTCAGTCATTTCCTTAGTTGGGTAGGTGTCCGGTTGTTGTAGTGGCAAATCCATCTGGCTACCGTTTCCCATAAGAAGCACCTCCGGCAAATTTTTTTTGTGTAGGGGGCTCTGTGTACCCTCTACAAGCTAGCCAACGTCCTTTCCCACGATTTGGAAACAATTCCCTTAACTGCTTATCCGAATACAATTTTCTTCGGAGCTGAGGGTATGAAACGCCAAGTGTCGCAGCGGCATCTTTGATTGTCATGCCCTGGCACTCGATGACATCGTTAACGGTAACTTTGGATCTTGGGAAAAGGGCTGAGTTGAGATAACAGATCATGGAACAATGCCCACGGTCCCAATATGGAATGAAAGGCTTTCCGCACGTTGGGCATTTAACATAGTGGCGCTCTTGGTGGCCTTTTCTCTTCTTAAGACTCATAGGATTATCCCTGCCTGTTTCTGGGAACCGTTTGTTCTTCGATAGGTACGCATTTGGCTTTCGGGTCGACAGGGCAATTCCCACATTCGCCATCTGGGTAATGTGGCACGGCTCCCCCGCATGTGTGCCTATGATGACATCGTTGAAATATGTCACATCTTACAAGCCCTGATGATTCTGTGCCTTCCGGTGAATTCTGAAAACGCTTCATACACATGACCTGGCCTTTCGTTATCGCTGCGAAGGAAATCAAAGCCTTGATTCAACCGGTACCAGCGTTACTTTCCCAGGTTCGACCCATCCGGATTCGTGAAAAATTGACGGAGCTATTTTTCTTTCGATAGCGGAAGAGCAGGATGGACACTGGAAAACGTTTTTTGGCAACTCACCAAAAACAGGTGTCTTGCAAAAGTTATCGATGTCATCGGTATGGCCACAGTAGCCACAAGTTATCTTCATAAACGGCATGGCTTTACCTTCCTGTTAGATTTCAACCGGAGAAACTGCATCAAGCGGCACGTGTACCAGGGTTTGGCGTTCGTTGAAAACTACCAGCGCTTACCTTTCCCGTTGGTCATTCACCTTTGCGCCTAGGTCTGCTGGTTCTGCCAGTCTCGCCGTTCCATAAATTCTGCCCGACATCAGACAGTGACGTTTTGCTACGCGGATTGCTCGCTCTTCGGTTCGCGCCTGTACGTTAAAAAGTGAGGTGCGCTTTTTTTTGCCTCGGATGTTCGATAGTCTTACAACCCAGCATTTGTATTTCTTATCCCGCCAGAATTCTTCAGCATCAAAAAACAGGTTTCTGTTCTGCATTGACAGACCCTTTCTGGTTTTTGATAAGCACCAATGCAAGATTTAACCGACCGGCCGCCATATCCAGAGTAAACTCCTGTGCCTCTTGCTCCATCGCCAACTCTTTTTCGTCCATGTCGCTCTCCCACCGTGATCTCAATCGTTATGTGTTATTTCTCGACCAGAAACAGCCGCTCAATTTAATTCGTTATTCTCCACATCCCAAGGTAGATCGTCATGAGTGCGTCCATCGAGCAGGCGGCCGGCTTTCTTTTTCATGACGCGACGAACGGTTGCTCCATTGGGGAAATGATAGTGTTTGCCTGGGCCCTCAACTTCACTGACAGATGCCCATTCTCCCCACTGTTTGAAATAGAATGGTACGACTGCATCGGCGCATTGGTCCCGAAGATTCCGCATCCAATCGGGATGACAGGGCCTGGCATCTTTTCCGGATTCACCGCCGGCGAGAACAGCATGGATTTTCCCTGCGAGATTGCATTGGTGGGCTAAGTCAATGCCCTTGAGAACATCCCACCATCCGCCATCAGGCCGAGGAATGTTTCTGAGATTAACCGGCCCAAGCATCGGTTCCACAGACACAAACTTCTGCCCAGGGACTCGAAGCAAATACGGTATGCGCTTTTCGGCTGTCTGCTGATTTTCGGCTGTTATGCCATGCCACACATTGGAAAGAATTACAGGAGGGTGCGCTGAATCCATCAATTCGTGCATCAGGTCTTCAATCCTGCGTCGCGCAATAGGCTGGTTGTAGAAATATTCCGCCATTCTTGCGGCCCGCTTGGTCAGCACCAAAAACGTATGGTGGTGGCATAGCGCCATCACCGCATAGGCGCGATCAATAAAATCGTCTAGCACGCCCGGGTGAAACAGATCATTCCAAATTGCCCACACCGTCGGTTTCTTGGTGCGTAAAGGAAGATCGAGATTGTCCTCGCGTAGCAGAATGCGGCCGTCAAAGCCAGCCTGCGGATCGGCAACAGACTGAGCCCGGTTATGGATTTTTTCGTTGGGATGTCCGCAGTGCATTCCGGTTTCCCGTTCGGACCAGCAGTTGTCACAGCCTGCAGAAACCTTGCTGCAGCCTTCCACAAGTTTCCAGGCGCGGTCCCAGTACAATCCTTTCTCTCGTCTATCTTTCATCCCCACCTCCAGTTTAAAATACAGAAATTTCGACTCTTGGTTTGTTGCGGTCGATAACCTCTATCGGCGGATCCCTTTCAAGCCATTCCTTTCTGTCGTCTTTGATTACGCCGGCAAGCACCAGGGCATCGACCAATGGCTTACATGCTCCCCAAAGGTTTTCTTCGTCAAACGAGCTTCGACGGTCGCGGATAAAACGGACGATCTCAAGTTTTCTCTTGCGATCTTTGTGAGGACCGAAAAGAAGCAAGGCTATGTTGGTGCCTTTTCCATCTTTACGGTACCCAACAAGTCGTTGCCAGGTGCGCTTGATTCCCCTGTAAATCCGATCTCCGTTTGGTTTGTTGACATGAGCATTCAGGCTTTTCAAGTCGAAGGTAGAGACCAGTACCTTTTTGCCGTTTCTATCCTCAGGGAAACTGGTGTAAGACCGTTTGATCTTAGCCTTTTTGGAGCTTAATCGGCATTCCAACCCGGATCTTTGGCAGCTCTTGCATGTCGGGTGGTTCAGGTTCTTTGTCGTAAGGCCGAATCGACACACGGGACCGCTATGTATTGATTTACACGTCATGGAATTATGATGCACAGTCTATCTCCGCCGATAATCTTCCATGCTGTTCGGGAACATCATGACCGTGCAAAGCTGCAACCTGGAAGTAATGGCTTCGTCGTATTTGTCTGACAATTGTTCGAAATTAAAATTGCTGATAAAGATCGTCGGCTTGGTTTTCCTACGATCCACGAGGGGATAAACGACATGATCGATGTCCCATTCGGCACCACGTGTGCGACCGACCTCATCGATGATCAGAAGACCTTCGAAATTGCAGAACCAATCAATATGCTGATCAGGCGTATCGGTTGCTTCCCTGTCCATCCTTCGTTTGCATTCTGTGACCAGGTCCTGGATTCGCTTGTAGCGAAAACCTTTTCTGCGAAGAAGGAATTCTTTGGCGATACCACGTGCCATATGCGTTTTCCCGCGCCCAGGGGCTCCGGCCAAGAACAACCCAGGCCGAGAAAGATCACCATATGCGAATTTCCGCGCCGTTTTGACCATTGCGGCTTGCAATGAGGTGGCCGTTTCGTAATTACTGAGGTCCTTGTCGATCAGGGTTTCATCATCAAACCCCATGGAGCGCATAGCCGTATCGATACCGACCTCATCGCCGTAATTACCCCACATCAACACGGTATCCGGCTTCTTTGTCTGCCGATATGTCTCCGTATTTCCTTTGGTTCCCGGATAAGGGCCCGTCGCCTGCATTTTTACCTCCGTTCTGATAACGTCCATTCAGGATTTTGCTTATGTTTTTGCGATCAATCACCCACTCGATATCAGCCTTAAAGTCATTGATTTTTCCCGTCAGGAAATCCGACTTTCCGACATCATCAAGGAAAAAGCTTTTCCACCACTTAAGCGACTGTCTGGCACGATCTTCCCGCCAGCAGGCCGTTAGAGAAGCGCGAAGTGGCTTGCTTATAGACCTGACCCGTGGCAAGCCATGAGGGGGGATTGTCATCTTCTCGTTCCAGAGGGTGATAATGGCTTCCACGGGGCATGGATGTTCATCCTTCGGTCCCCGTGGGGGGGGAGGGGGGGTATCTCTTTTATTTCCCTTTCCCTTTTCTTTCCCTTTGTCGATTTCTTCCGCCGGTTTGGCTTCTTCTTCTTCATTTCTGCCGGTTTCTGGCGCGGAAATGTCGCAAATAATGTCGAATCTGCGCCATAAATCCATCTTGTCGGGGGCTTCTCCAGCCCGTTTTCGGAAGGCGTCCCGTGTTCTGTCGGCAAAACCTTCCGAAAAAATAATCCTTTTATTCCAGAGACTTGGACAAATAGCCCCAAGTTCTGCCAGGCAATTCAATATTTCCTCAACGGTTTCCGCGTCGGAAACCCCGGTTTTTGCCGCCAGAAACATCATTTCAGACGGTTCTCTGGCGTCCAAAAACAAACCATCCCGTCGACCAAGGATCTCAAGGAGCTTGAACCAGAACGCATATCCGTCGTTTTTCCATTTTGATTCCAAAATCACGAGGGTTTTGCGAGAACTTGCGTCCGTGTCGTGAGGAAAGTAATCCACTGTTGTTCGTTTCGGCCTTGCCAACGTTGGCCTCCTGAAATTTATCCAGTGTTCCAAAAAAAACCCCTACACCGGATGCGGGGCAGCGCAGAGCCGGAATAGGGGCTTTAGGAAACTTTTGGAAGCGCACTGTACGCCCTGCCCGACGCCAGTGGTGCTTTATATATGCAGCACATTAAATACAGGCGCTTCCTATGTCAAGCACTATGTGCAAACTAAGCCCGGTTCCGACTGGCATCAACTGAGAAGCCATCGGGATATCGTTTATCCCGTTTTTGAATGTTTTTCTCCATTACTTGAGATAACGATATCCCGAACCTATTGCAGACAATTTCGATATTTTTGATCAACCGACCTGCAATTCTCACGGCCATGTGAATGCCGAAGCTTTGGCCGTCCAGGACGAAATCCTTGGCAACCAAACCAAACATGGTGGCATCCTGGAAAAAAATATGAGGGTACTTTTCCAGGCCTGCACCATCTGGAACAAATGATGAGAGATATGCCTCAGAGAGCATGCACCCGATTTTGCTACAGGATGCCGAGATATAGAAAAGAACGTCGCCGGCCTCGATCGTAAACAGGTCGACGTCCATTTCATGGCCGTGATAAAGGTGTTTCTTCAGAACATCGAACGCTTCTCCTCCCTCGGTCAAGATTCCGAGGGTGTAATCATCGAGATCGGTTGCTATATCTCGGCCATGCTGAAAGGTTCGAGCGCTGATGTCCTGGAACTCTTGCAGATCCATTATTCCTCCATCCACTCGCGAATGTCGCCGAGGATGCTATCCCAGGATGGTGATAACCTGACTTTCAGGAATTCGCGCAAAATATGATCAAAGGAATCAAGAGCTGTCTCGTTCAGGTGTATTTTTTCATAAAATACAGCCTCACGTTCCAGTGCTTGATCAACCAGGTCAGATTTTTCCAAGATGACAGGAGGCGTTCGTAAGGATCCGAAAGTAAATGTTTCGGCATTGAGGTTCATAGAATAAGCATTTTCGCCTATCTCGATATGGATCAGTCCGTTTACAAAATATTTCCTCTCCTGCAGGGCCGCTCTTATTTCGGCAAAATTGTTCATGGGGCCGGCGGCTGTGAGTTTCGGTTTGCTGCCGTCGGAATCGCCGACCAGAGTCATTTTTTCCCCGACATACACAGTGCAGTCATCAATAATGCTGGTACCTTTTGCTGTCAGGTAGGTGATCAACATGAGGAGGTCGCGGCCGATCCAAAGGTTCTCCCTGATCCTGTCAACGACATTGCTCGCACCATGGTTCATTTCCAGAAGTTTGTCGCTGAGCGTTGGGGCGACGGTTATGGCTCGATCAAGCGGATAGTAGAGAACGAGCCTGGCGCCGTCAAAAGTAGCTTTGAAGAGGTCGCTGAAAAGCTCAACCGTTTTCTGGCTTTTCGTCGCTAAAGTGATGATTTGGTTTTCAGTATCCCAGACAGAATCACAAATAGCCGGAGTTGGAAGGGTCTTTGAAAGTAAAGTTTTTTCAACGGCATCCCTGATTTCTTGGCGGACGGTTTTAGGTACCCTTTGAAGTCCAGGGTGCTCAGCCAACCAAGCTTCTTCTGCTTGTTTAATGTTCTGCCTTAATACTGCAGGAGGGATTTTCCGTTTATCGGAGCGCATGGAAAAGGTTGCATACTTATCGCGGATAACGCCGGATGAAAAATCCGTATCAGCCGGATCGTCCAAGCATACCCAACCAACAGAAGCAGGATCACAAGTGTCGCCGATATCTACGAAGTGACGCTTTTCAAGAAGGGAACAAATATTTTCTTTAGCCGGCGGGATGCCAACCACTCGCATTTGCGTGATGCTAACGAATTTTGCCAATAAGCCCATGATTTTCCTCCTTCAGGATAGATATTTGGGTTCACCGTGCCTCAGAATGGGATGTCATCATCCGGGTTGAAAGGCGGCTCTTCGTAGTAATTTTGCTGAGGCTGTCCTTGTCCTGTCTGACGTTCTTGGCGTTGTTCTCGGTTTTGGTAGCCACCGCCGCTGTTGTCGTCTGCGGGGCGGCCGAGCATCTGCATCTGGTCGGCGACGATTTCGGTGATATAGCGCCGGTTGCCGTCGCGATCTTCGTAGGAGCGGGTCTGGATCTTTCCTTCGATATACACCTGGCGGCCTTTGGTCAGGTACTTGCCGCAGATTTCAGCAAGTTGCCGCCATGCCACGATGTTGTGCCATTCGGTTTTTTGCTGATTATTGCCGTCGCGATCCTTGTATCGCTCAGTTGTGGCCAGAGAAAAGTTGGCAACGGCGGTGCCGGATGCCGTATAGCGCAACTCCGGATCTTTCCCGAGATTTCCGACAAGAATTACTTTATTGACTGCCATAGAAAACTCCTTTAGCTGCTTTGTATGCGAAGCACGGAGGGCAAAAGAGGGGGGCACGGAACCAGTCCAAGCCCCTCTATAGAATCATTTACAGCAATGCCGGTATTGAAGTGCGGTACTGATTAGAGAACACGTTTGTTTCGCGTAGAGGTCTTCAATCTCTTTTAAAACCTCACGCTGATTGGGGGTAAGGGTTGATAATAATTCCTCGGTTTTTTGGTCGATGATTGGTGCAGTATCAACCGTAGCTTTTTCCTCAATGTGGCATGTTAGTGCTTCAATATCAAGAAGTTGGCAAGCCAAAACACGACCTCCTATGCATCACAATTTTTTGAAGCGTTTATGATAACTGACACTTTGATTTAGGCTCGGATTTTTCAGCACGTTTCCTTCTGGACAATGTTCTCGAACGCCTTCCAAATTCACCGCCTACTTGAAGTTTCCTGATTGCTTTCATAACATCATCCCATACGAAACGAAGAGGGTTTCCAGGAATGTGAGGAATTTTCTTGGCAGAACAAAGCTTGTAAATAAAACTGACAGACCATCCCGTCCTTTCCGAAAGCGTGTTGATGTCGATCAAAAAGGCCCGATTTTCAAGGAACATATTCAGTTTTTCAAGAGATTCCGGGTTGTCTTCCAGAAAAGTTAAGACCCGAATCATAACGTGGCATTTGTCGCTGTCCGAAATGTCTAAAAACATAGATCTCCCCTCCATGAAACTAAAACATTTATTCAGCCTTCCTTATTCCTGGAAAAAGTCTCCAGGAGAAACACCTAACGCTTTTGCTAGGCGCTCAATCTGCAACGCTTTCGGATCCTGACAACATGTTTCAATGTAATGAAGGGTGCCCGAAGACATGTTGCAAGTATCTGCAACTGCGTTCATTTTTAGACCCTTGGCCTCCCTTATCGCACGAATTTTTTTCCCTATCTTCGATACATTCATGCTTTGAACCTCCTCATTTTTATCCAAGAATGCACCCACTGAAAGATTCAGTCAAGGATAATTTCTGATTCAATTATTTTTTTGATTGCATGCCACCCTGAATATAATAGATTAGGGTTGAACTGAACCCAAAAAAATCCAAGGACGGACCAGATGCCAAGACTAGGAGAAACAATCAGAACCGCACGTGAACGAAGGGGGTGGACACAAGAGCGCCTCGGGCGATATGTGGGTTGTAGCGATTCAAACATCACGTATATCGAGAAAGGCAAAATCCCAAGCAAGGCGCTGCTCGAAAAAATTGCAGAGAGGCTTAAGCTTGACTATTCGCAGTTGTTAAGACATGCAGAATTCGAGCGAATCGTCGACAGGATCAAAAAAATAGAAGACCCGGTTCTTAAACAGAAACTATTGGATTGTGTGGAATCCGAGGTCGGAGACGAAGCACCGAGACACTATGTCTTTGAAGGGCATATAATCACTGAGGGGTCACCAGAGTATTTTCAAATAAGAGAACTTCTTGATAAACCAGAACATTTAATGGTCATACAAGATGATCGAGAAGGCAGGTTAATAGAAGAGTTCCGTGGTATGGACGAAGGTCGAAAAGAGCTTGCTATGGAACTGATTACCAGTCTTCCAAAACGTAGTAAGAGGAATGGATGAAGATTTACCCGCACAAAACTCGTGGACATCAAATCTGGTACACGATTTATTTCCCCGATGGGTCAAAAAAGGATAAGTGCCGTTTCAGGACAGTGCTGCAACAAGCTGAAGATCTCGGCCGCATCTGCAGCATGCTTGAAAATGGGAGCAAGCGAGGGGATCTGAGCCGGTCCGAAATTATTAGGGCAAGGCATGAGAATATCATCACAGATGATGAGATGCAGGTCCTGACTGGCGGCAAAATGGTACAGCCTTATGACCTTGAAAAGGTCATGAAAGCTTACGAGTTGACCAGTTCCGTGGCCAACACTCCTTATGGTCATAAAGTCAACATGCGCAGGGCAAACAACCTGAAATGTTGGTTAGAGAAGCATCCTATTCCATATTTGACGATTAACCAGGTGAAACAATATGTGGCGGATAGAAAAAGTGGGAAAATAAGATATACGAACAGAATAAACAAATACACTTCAGGAAAGGCCTCGGCTAAAACCATCGCGATCGAACTAAATATCTTGCGCCAAATCATCGATGAGGCCATTTCGCTTGGCATGGTTGAAAAGAACGTAGCCAGGGAGGTGCATGTTCCGGTCAAGAAAAAGGGTGTGCGCCGGGCCATGGCACCATGGGAAGTTAAGGCCCTTCTGGATAGTGCGCGAGATCATCGGCATCTGTGCCGTGGGATGATTTATGAAATTATTATGACAGGGCTTTACGCAGGCTTCAGGCGAAAAGAAGTTTCCTGCACAATGTGGGATAAAGACATTGATCTCGAAAATAGGAAATTGCATGTTCAGGGCAAAACGTTACCGGACGGGACGGATTTTACTCCGAAGACTGGAGAGGCGAGAACAGTCAATATCCCAGGCCCTCTTTATAATGTCCTATCTCAGATAAAACGCAAGGGGCCATTTATCTTTGGCGGCAAACAGCCGGCCAGGTCGGGAGAGATAACCAGGGCTTTTAAAAAGATTGTTCTTGCTGCCGGGATCAGCAAGGATCTTACCTTCCAGCATTGCCGCCACACTTATACCTCTTGGTTGTTACGGCTTACCGGTGGCGATATCAAATATGTCCAGGAAAGAGTAGGGCATGCTGATGTTGAAACAACAAAAGGATATATGCATACCGTCGCAAATCCTAATGCACCAGAGATGGAACTGGACTATGAGAAAGAATAGTCAAATAGTCAAATCATAGACAGTTATTGCGCGCCGCCGTGTAACCTGCTGGAATTCCAATGGAAAGCGAAAACAGGTCGCGGGTTCGAATCCCGTTTCCCGCTCCAA